TTATAACTTTTTAGCCATCACTTGTAATGCTTTACCAATAGCCTTTCCCATTAAAACTGGCACTGCATTTCCAAGTTGACGATATTTATCTCTAGTTTTTCCTTCAATAATCCAATCATCAGGAAAACATTGTATACGTTTATACTCCTCTATACTCAGAGGTCTATTTTTTGATGGATGACAAAGTGTAGTTGCTCTTTGCACTGGAGAAGTCAGCAATGTGGGGGACGGACGATTCCAACTAAGGCGTCGATAAAATGCTGTTAATCCACCGCTTTTAAGATTAGCATTACCCATTGCTTTTTTATGGTCTTTTTTAGGTAAAGATTTCCAACATCCTCCTTCTGGTATTTTTGGCATAAACCTCCCTATCGAGTTGGGAAAATTTACCCATTCCCCTTGGTCTTCAAGGTCAGCTATTGCATCTTCCAACGTTAGTAAACATGTATTTTTTATAGGAAATATCACATCACCATGTAAATTACCTATAAGCAAAAACCGTTTTCTAGTCTGAGGCACACCATACTGTGAAGAATTGACTATTTCCCATTTACATTTATATCCGGCCTTCGTAAAACGACTAATCAACTCCCCTACTATCTTACTACTTCCATATGTAATTCCCGGTACGTTTTCCATGACGAAAAATGTAGGCTTTACATCTTCAACAATTTGTACAAAACCAAGCAATGCCGCTCCACGCTCATCATCTAAGAATTTCCTCTTCCCTATGGTACTAAATGACTGACAAGGAGGTCCGCCTACAATAACATTTACATGTTTTTCCCTTGCGAATTGCGGCAAATTCTCTGAAAACACATTGTCAAAAATTATAGATTTTGGACGATTTGCCTGTATTGTTAGTTGGCATATTTTGTCTCGCTCCGCATATCCAACAACTTTAATTCCAGCCATCTCAAGTCCTAGGTCAAGCCCAAGACATCCAGAAAATAACGATAAAGCACGTAATTTAGGCATATATGACCCTTTAAAGAACGATTATCCAATTCAACGGGTCGTATATTACCAATTTTTTTACAACTGTTCAAGGTGTTTTTTAATTCTTTCTTGTGCTATCGCAGAATATTTTTCATCTAAATCTATGCCAATATAATTCCTGCCAAGTTCTACCGCAGCAATCCCGGTCGTTCCGCCACCCTCAAATGGGTCAAGAACCAAGTCATCTTTGTCGGTGAATAATTTAATAAAAAAAACTGGTAGGGATTTAGGGAACGCTGCTGGATGTTTTTTGTTTCCACATTCAGTAGCAAAATGCAACACATTAGTTGGATAAACTAGTTTCTTACCGACCCAATTTGACACATTTTTGCCAAACGAGCTACCAGATTTAGAATTATCTCTTTGTTTATCAGTCTTGCTTAAGTTTTTTAGACGACCTTCAGCCCAATCTCCAATTGGAACTCGCACGCTGTCTTGATTCATTTTGAATTTCTTTTGCAAATTAAACTGCAAACATCGTTCCCAAGAATCTCTAAAACGATTAGGCCACTTTCCGGGGAAACAATTCTTCTTGTGCCACATCCATTCCTCCGTCCATAACCACTGTTTTTTTCGCATAGCTTGTATTAATTCTAAAACATAAGTATGCCTTTCTCCAGAAACAACTTTTTCTTTGATGTTTATTATAAATGTGCCAGTAGGTTTTAAGACTCTTTTAATTTCTTCTGCTATAGGCAAAAACCATTCTACATATTTATCAGCACATGGTCCAGAATATTGCTTTTTTCTTGCATCAGCGTATGGCGGAGATGTAATTACTAAATCTATAGTTTCTGAATCAACTCCTTTTAAAATTTGTAAGCAATCTCCAACATAATTTTCAATTTTATTCATTTTATATCCATTATTTTTTTCATCCAGTTATCATTATCTTTTTTATTTCCACAACTATTTTTTGCTATAGATTTCCATGCATCAATTGTTGATATAAAGATGTCACCACCATATACTTGCTCATATTCTTTCAATAATCTAACACAAGATAATTCAATCTCATTATTGAATATCTGTTCAAATTCTGTAGCTCCTACGGATGTTACATCTAAAATTTCTTGATAAAAATTCTCTTCACCATCAGTAATAAGACACCAAAAATTCTGGCCACTAATTTGCACATCAGCATATTGAAGGTCTTTAGTTGGCGAATTACCACAACAAATACCCATAACTGATATTAAGTCATGGTTTGTGTCATTTTGATTTATAGTCTTTTTGGCCTTCTTAAATTGGTCTCCTTGCTTTGCTATACTTTGACTATTCCCCCATTTATCACTGCTTTTTATCGAAATTAGTAAACGACGTTTCCCTTTAAGTAAATCTAAATCAATGCCACTCATTCCTGTTTTTACATTTTCTCCATACGCCAAACTACAAACCTTAATACTAATATCTTCAAAAAGCGAACCAAACTTAGTTTGGTTTGATTTTCCCATGAACCCATTAAGTGAATATTTTATTGCTTCTTTTGGACTACCACATACAACAGAAGGAAGATATGGGTTTATCGTTAAATTTTTTATTCTTACCTCTTCTAATCGTTGCAATACTGATTTTCTAAATTTACATACTGCTACTCCGATAAATTGTTTTATTTCGTTTTTCATATAAAGTATTTTACTAAAAAAACATAATAAAGTCGAGAACTTAATTTTTCAATCATTAATTTTTATTTTTTTCTTTGGGACAAAATTAGAATAATCATTGTTTGGAAAATTTACAAAACAATTTTCAATACCAAATAAATTAATAGCATGATAATCATAATTCATAGCAGCAATGCTTTGTTATACATTTTTGTCAATTAGACTCAGTTTGTATCCTCTTATTTCTTATAAGTATTCTAAAATATGGGCACTTTCCATTGATCGACAAGTCCTTTTCATCATCCCCTTTTCTGAATTTAATTATTTCAAATTGATCGGGGTTAAATTTATGTAGGAATGTTATTGGTACCCCCATAGCTCCCTTGTAGTCTAATGGTATGTCTTTTGTCTTATTAACATTAATCCCATCATAATTATCATATTTCGGGTATTCAGTTTCGTTTCCAAAGTATTCCCTTGTAAGAACAATATCTTCGTGTCGTTTGTAAGTGTCTAAATTGGTTAGCCATAAGCAGTTATTAGGAGAAACTATTCTGTTTCCTAGACCATCAATCCGAGCCTCTGTTCCATAGAGTTCATAATGCTTAGGAACGATGAAACCAGAGACACCTCTACCAAGATTTATGCCCAACCACGCCTTATTTTCCTTGATTAGCTTGAAAATGTCTTTATAAGTTATCGCATTTACATTTCCAATTATTAAAAACTTTTTATCGTGTTTAACAAGTTGTTCAACATATTTCCTGAATAATGAAAACGGTGGATTAGTAACAACAATATCTGACTTCTTCAGCAAATCAATGCTCTCCGAACTACGGAAATCCCCGTCTCCTTTAAAGTGCAAAATTTCAGGCACGCTTAGTTTATTTTTTTCATCAGCTGTATTTCTATATTCAAAGAAAAAACCAGTTTCTTCACTCTCTTCACTAAATAAATCTCCCGATTGCTCTTTGTAGCAAGATGTTAATATCTTCTTGATTCCTAGATCTTCAAAGTTATCAGTAAAATATTTAAAGAAATTGCTTATTCTAGGGTCGTCACAATTGCAAAAAACAACTTTGTCTTTAAAGTGTGTTTTATAATGCTTCAATTCACTTTCAATATCGCAAAGCTGGGTGTAAAACTCATCACTTTTTGACTTCTTTGCTTTTTGCAATAATTGGTTTGTTGCGTTTCTTGCCATTGATAACCTACCTCTATTTATGTCTTCGCTAACATTCGGTCACTTATTAGTTGTAATCTGGGTAAATAAATCACTTCCCAATGCTTTAAGGGAAGATATGGAAACCTCAATCATAATTTTAAACATTTCTTTGACATTCCACTTTTCTCCACACCCTTGAGAGTATATTGATGCCGCCTGAAGCATAATTGCTTTATCTTTATACTTGACGACTTTATTTACACATAAATTTTTATTTATTGGCATTCCATAATTTGCAGATGTCAATCTATCTAATCTGTTTAACATTCCTGAATTGTATTCAAGATTTACACTTCTACTTCATCATGAAACGAGCCTAAATTTATATCTTTATGATTAAAATTAATTCTAGATTGCCATGTTTTGCCTTTTCTTTTTTTAACTCCTTTATATTTATTTTTAGGAGGTTTTAATCTTATTGCTTTGTTTTTTTTACAAATAGATTCTTGAGATTGTTTTCGTCCCATTTGACTACGAGATATTTTTCTTTTTGTTTCTTCAGTATGTTTTCTTTTACCACCACTCTTTTTGCCCAAATTTCCTTCCGATATTTTTCTTTTTGTTTCTTCAGTATGTTTTCTTCCCAATTGAGCTTTTCTTCTAGCTTCTCTTACACTATTGGGTGTTCCAAATTTTAAATATCTTTCTTTTTGAGATTTGCTTAATTTTAATTTAGATTCATATGTCCAAACTCTAATTCTATTTGCGTTTCCTATTTTGAGTTTTGCTTCTTCAGTATGCTTTCTTCCTCTTGGACTTCCGCCCGCTGTTGGTTGTATATTATACTGATGTCCCCATACTTGGTCTATCCAAAACTGCTCTCTTTCATCTAATTTATTTTCATCTAAAACTTCTTCTAATAAATAAAACAAAAAATTAATTTTCTCATATTTATTCCACGCTGCTTGCAAATGTTTATTATAATGTTTATTGTTTACAAGAAGTGATTTATGTTCCATAAACCTTTGGTTCATTCCTTTATTTTTACAAACTTGTCCAACATATATCTTTCCATTAATCTTATTTTTAATCGCATATATTCCTTGAATTTTTTCCATATAATATTTTTTCCAAATCAGAAACATTGTATCTTCGATGCCCACCTAATGTTCTAACAGGGCAGAATTTACCAGACTTATCCCAATTCCTAAGTGTTGTTGTTGTTACTCCTAATAATTCAGAAGCAGCTTTAATAGTTATAAGTTGCATAATATTATATAGTAAATTTATTATAATTTTTTATAAGATTTTATAATTTTATCAATAATTTTTGTTGTAGAAATTCCGTCAACAAGAGGAGCAAAGCATAGCTCATTAACATTTTCAGGTTTTTCCATTTTGCCTTGCCAATCCATTCCTTTTACTAAAACATCAGGTTGAATTATTTTAATTATGTCATTCGGAGTATCTTCATAAAATGGTATAACATAATCAACAACATCCAATGCAGCTATCATTTTTATTCTTTGTTCTAATGGAATAATAGGTCTGGTGTTTCCTTTTAATCTTTTTACGCTTTCATCGGAATTAACCAACACCACAAGTTTATCTCCTTTGGATTTAGCAAACTCAAAGGTAGATATATGAGCAAAATGACAAAAATCATACACTCCATTTGTCATAACCAATTTAAAAGCCCTATCTTTCAAATCATAAGGGGATACAAATTTAGCTTTTATTGGGTCATCAATAGCTAATAATTCATAAGGAAGAACAGGCTTATTGTGTTTTTTCTGAACATATATCGACCCAGCCTTCCAAGCTAACTCTACTGATTTTACGATATCTATACAATGAGTTTGGGTCATTGCTAAAAATGCCGCAAAACAATCACCAGCACCTATGACCGATTCACAGGGTACATGAAAATCAGGTGTGTATTGGAAATGACCATTAAGTGTCTTTCCAACAACACCTTTTTTGCCCTGAGTAATTACTACTGCTGGACACCCTAAAACAAACATAAAATAATCACACTGCTTTTTCCAATCTTTCAATCCGCTAAGTTCATAGGCTTCTTTCTCATTTGGTTTGAATATGGAACATCCTTTCCACTTTTCTATCGGACCATTTTTAGGGTCTACAATAGTTAATAAATCTTCATTACACATCCAATTTAAATCACTATTAAACAATCCCTTTCCATAATCAGAAAAAATTACTACTCCAGATGCCTCTTTACAGAATTTTTCATGCAACTCCCTTTGAAAATTTGTCAATGATTCATTCGATAGACCAAAATTATTAGATTCTATATCCCATCTACAAAGAGGGAAATTATCTTGATAAATTCTTTTTTTTACAGGATTTTTACCTTCCATTAAAATGCATGATTTAGAACTAATAGAAGATGAATTTAAAACGTCAAAACCATGTGTGTCAATTAATGAATAGAACTCCACATCTACATTAAACTGTTCCATTTGACGACATACATTTCCTGCACCACCCGGAACTGCTATGTTTGGTGCATTATTAGAAGATAGCATGACAGGTATAGGAAATTCAGGAGAAACCCTATCTGCCAGTACGTGAAAGTATTCATCTAATAAGTAATCTCCTACAACGGTTATTTTAGACCTTGTAGAATCATTCATTTCCAAAAAGGTTTCTATATCTGTCATGCTATTATATTAGTAGTAAAGACTATATATTCCTGAACCATGAGTAGAGAAATAAAGCAATCTAAAATCGAGAAAGATGGTAAAACAGTTATTGTTAATAAAATAGATGGGGCTATCGTTCCAAATGTTACAACCAATAATACATCTGAATCTTCCGCCACATCATCATCAGTAGCGGGGGGAACCCCAACAACTCCCATTCCTGTTTCTACCCCTACTGTGGCACAACCTACCACAACAAATAATAATGGTATTCCAAAAACAAAAATAAAAGATGGCCTTGTTCCAAACATAACCGCACAATCTGAACTACCAGAGGCAACAGAAAATACAAATCTCCCCTCAATTTCTTCATCGGCCTCTACGGTTTCTGGAGCTTCTATACCAACAACTGATGAGGAAATAGAAAAAAAGAGACTTAGAAGTAAATTTGGTGTATATGACCAAAATAAAATAAAAGATGGAATAATTCCACTTATCACAGCGGCCCAAGTTAATCCACCTAATGTTCCTCCACAAATATTACCACCAGATGTAAACCAATTTACAGCCTTTACAAGTGCGTTAGCTGGAATACCTGAGCCATTAAGTATATTTGTTCCTTATATTGGTGCTTTAAAAGACGTTGATTTAGGGCCACAAAGTTTAAGCACCGATGTGTGTATAACAGCAGGATGTCTATCTGATGGAATTGTTACACTAACTGGCGGGGTATTTGATGTGTTCCCTCAAACGCCAACTGCTGCGCCATTCGCACAATACGATATAGCAAATAAAAAATATGTAGATGATGCTGTTTCTAGTGTGGATACATTCTTAGAGCTTACCGACACAATCAATTCTTACACAAATACACGTATTCTTTTTGAATCCGGGGCGGCTGTAGTAGATTCTGCTAATCTTACATTTGATGGAACTACATTAACCGCTACGTCTTTATCTGATGGGACTGCCACATTAACAAGTGGTGATTTAACAGGACTGACCTCTCTTGTTGTTGATAATATAACAATAGATGCAGCAACAATAACAAGTGATACAGGAACTATCAGCTTAAATAATGATAATTTAACGACTACTGGTGCTATAGATTGTGCTGAAATATCCAACACTCTCGGAGATTTAAAGATAGAACCTGATATACAAGGTAACGTCATATTATTCTCGGATACTGACGTGGCCAGTGGAACAACAGATGGTAATCATCTGATTATCCATAGAAAAGCCGCTGAAGGCGATGCGTCTATGGATTTTTACGTTAATGAGTTTAATCAAGGAGTGTGGAGTGCGGGGGCTGGCATGGTGTTCACTCAGTCGTCTGGCATTATGTCTTTTGAAAATCAAACTGGTAACTACGCACATTTCCGATGTAAACAAGGCTATTATTTTGATATCTATAATACTACTGGCAATGATTTCTTTGTAATTAGGGATAGGGTTGGGTCTGCTGAAAGGTTTAAAGTATATCGTCAAGGACAAATCGAAATTCCTCAAGACAATGCTAAAATGGGATTTGGACTTACCACAACAGATTTAGAATTATATTCTGATGGAACTGATGGACACATTGACACAACTGGAGACTTGTTAATCTCTGGTAATATAACAACAACTGGCACAGGCACATTTGACGATGTTATCGTTAGTAATCTAGCAATTGATTCAGCGGTTTATACTGATGGGTCTAGTCAACTAACAACAACCGCACCAACAAGTGGAACTATAGGATATTGGGATAGAACTGGAACAATACTATCTCCTGCAAATGGTCCGGGCAGTGATGACATAACAACAAGTGGGGCTATAGGTATTGGTGCTATAGCTAGGATAGGCAACCTTGGCAGCGGTTACATAGAGGTGTATGATGATGCCAATACGTCTACTAGGAACTTCGGTGTCAGCGGTATCTATTTTGAGAATGCTATTGCTAGACTAAATAATTCTCACGTAAGAACAAGAACATTTAATTCTGCTTCAGACATTGACCTACAAGCTGGTAATGGTGCTGCATACGAGACTGTCGCTACCATACAATCAGAGACAGGCGGTGACCCAACATTCGATTTGTTAAAAGGAAGACTGATTGGTGATTTAAACGGTCAAAGCTATAATATAACAACAACTGGTATAGCAGGTGCTTCTTCTTTAGATTTAGGAGTTACAGGAGCAACGACTGGGGTTTTAAGAATGGATGGTTCTACTTCTGGAACCGTTACAATTCAGCCTGCTAATTCCGCAGGAACTTATACATTAACTTTACCTACGGATGATGGTGACCCTGACGAATTTCTCCAGACTAACGGAAGTGGAGTCCTCACTTGGGCAGCAGGAGGGGGCATTACATTTGGCACAGATAATCAAATTCCTTATTGTAATGCCACTGGAGATGATTTCGATTACTCTGCGGATTTCACTTTCGATGGGTCGACTTTAACAACTACTGGCAGGCTGTCAGTGAGTTCTGGAACATTGGCTTTACCGGGAATATATTTTGATAATGATACTAATACCGGAATTTATAGAATCTCAGAAAATGCAATAGGATTATCCGCCGGGGGAGTTGCATTAACTTGGAATGGAGGCAATTTAGAACTAACGAATGGCATATCTGCGTTTGTTGCTAGTGCTAGTGCTGCGTCAGCGGCAGACCCTGCTTTCCAAATGAGTACACACACTTCAGGGATGTATAGAACAAACGATGGAACTTCTAATATACAGTTCGGGACTAGTGATTTAGGTAGATTATCAATTGATGCTGCTGGCGACTTTGACTTCCAAGCTGGAGATATAACAACTTCTGGGACCATAACTTCTACAGATGGAACCGCTGGACAATCTTTAATAGCAAGTGGTTTAGTCGTTAACAATGATGGTAATGGTACAGATGATGATGATTTTAGAGCAGCCACAACAAGCGTATCAACTGCATTCGTTGTAGATGCTTCTGCTGACGAAATACTTGTCAATGTAGATATGCAAATAGCTTCAGACACCAAAAAGCTATTCTTTGGAGCAAGCGATGATGTCTCAGCATATTATGATGGAACAGATTTTATATTAACGACAGATTTACAAAATGCTTCTGATTTTGTTATTGATTGTGGCGCAAATAAAACATTAGAATTGACTGAAATTGTATGGGACGACCTTAAAATTGTACCGGGAGCCTTTCAATTTGGAGGAAGCACTGACCCAACAATCCGAAATTGGCAACCGACAGGAGCGGGGACAACATTTAAAGTCTATAAATTTGACAAAAATGATGAAGTCTTTGCAACATGTCAGATGCCCCATATGTACAAAGAAGACTCAGACCTTGAATTCCACATACATTGGACTCCATGTGATAGAGGAACTGCTGAAAGTGGAAGTCTCGTTGGTTGGAAAGTTGATTATACCGTAGCTAATGTTGACGGAACCTTCCCTGTTTCCGCAACTGTTGATTTAAGCGATGCTTGCACAGGAACCGACGATTATCACGAAGTAACTTCATCAGTAACAGTTTCGGGAACTGGATTAAATGTTTCTCATATATTAATGCTTAGGATATACAGAACTGATACTGGAGGGGATGATACTTGGAGCGGAACAACAACACAAGCTCCAGCATTATTAGAATTCGACATACATTACCAAAAAGATACAATGGGGTCAAGACAGGAGTATATTAAATAATGGCTAAAATAGAAAAAGAAAAAACAGATAAAGAAAAGCTTGAGGAATCAGAAGAAAAACTCAAGAAATCAGAAGAAAAACTTAAGAAATCAGAAGAAAAACTCAAGAAGTCAGAAGAAAAACTCAAGAAAGTGGACGACTATATAGAATTAGAACTAAGAGAAGAAGTAATAGACCCGGAAAACCCTCCAAATGAAATGGATTTGTTTGCTGATGATGTGACTAAGAATGTTCTTAGAGAAGTTAAGGAGAAAATGAAATAAATGGCAACTTTTACGTTTGGTACACTTTCTACTTCAAGGATACAAATAGCTACTGGGACAGGAACAGTAGCCCAGCTATATACAGATTGCGAAGCTGCTTATCCAGCAGGGATGTCTAACCCCGGAGCGAATATTTATGCACTTGAGGGAAATCGTGAATTGTATTTCAATGCCGGAGTTAATCTTACTTTAAGCGCCGGGGATACTCTTAGGTGGGATAATCGAACAGCCAGTGATGTTTCAGTTACAATGGCAAGTGGTTCAGTTTTCAATGCAGAGGCAGGCTCAACAATAGATGGAGATTTTTCTGGTGATGGGACTAATGCTAGATATAGTTCTTTTACTTCCGTTGGAGCCACTAATATTATTGGGACTTTGGGGAATGAAGTTACAGTAAAGCACATTTATAGGTGGTTATTGTATGGTTACGAAGGAGAAAATCACACTTGGGACCATGTTATCGTTGAAGACGTTGCCTATGGCAATGGTGGTTTGCTTTATCTATTTGCTACTCCCCTTCATAAACCATCCCATTCATTAACGAATATAACCTGCCGAGACACAAGAACAGAAACAAATGTTCGTGGTTATGGCTTATATTTCCGTGATGGGGACTACTCTGATTGTACTTTTGATAATTTTTATGTTGATGGGATAAATGCAACTTATGGCTGTACTTCTGGGACAATAGCAAAAATTACCAATAGCACATTTAGGAATTGTTATGGCTCAGGTGGAACTAAAAACGGCGGATTCTCTAGGCAATTTTACCACGTAAATTCATATGATGCTACTGAACCTTTTCTTAATGGAATGAATCAGGGCAAAATGACATTAGAAAATTGCGTGTTCGAAAACAACTATAGGGCAAGGGCAGCTGGCTATTGGTTAGTATATCAAGTCTCTGGGGGCATAACTAAATTCAAAAATTGTACCTTCCAAGGAACTAGTGGAACGATAACAAGTACTGCACATGATACGTATTTTCAAGCTACTACTGGTTCAACTCATTCTACTTGGGAAGTGGGAGATATTGTTCAGAATAATACTGGTGCTGGCGATGATTGGACTGGGACCATTTATTACATAACTAGCACTAAAATTTTTAAAATTGCTTTAACTTCAGGCACATATACCACTGTTGACAATGCTGATGGCATACACAATGTTACCAAATCTCAGACTGATTCTTCTCTTACGAAAGCCGATATGGTGGAAGCCACTTGTTCCGCATCGCACGGGCTTCTGGATAATATGTATGTGACTATTACTGATACAACAGACTATAATGGCAATGAAGAAATAACAGTAACAAGTGACACTACTTTTGCATTTGTTGATACTTATGTGTCAGACCAATCTGGTTCTTGGTACACGATTGTAACATATGGAGTGATGTCTTATTATCGTGCAGCAGTGTTATATGAAGGGACCACTACAAAGACACAGGTTTCAAGCCCATACTATCATTCAACTGGTGGGACTCATTACGACTGTAAAACTCTGACCTTAACCGTTAAAGACGGAGGCGGAACTGGCATTCAAGATGCCATAGTAAAGGTTAGAGAAACAGACGGAAAGCATCAAGATGTATTTATTACAAATTCATCTGGAGAGGTTAAAGATATGCTTGGGGATGACCCAGTATTCCCTTGGAGAGAAATTACGAATAATACTGGGACTTCATTTAATAACTGGAGTACTTATGATATTACAATAAGTAAAGCTGGTTATATCACTGACTCAACTACAGGGGTGGATATGACTAGTGACCAGACTTTTGTAAAAACACTCGGCGTAAATCCAGCGGGAACAACAACCATTCATGACAGTACAATTTATGGTTCAACAATATATTAAAAGGAAATTAAATGGCAATATTAGAAATTAACATACCAGCCGATAAAGTAGACAGAGTGTTAGCTGCAATTAAAGGAATTTACCCAATACCACAAATAGAAGACCCGGAAAACCCCGGAGAATATATTAACGAATTTGGTGATTTAGCATGGTCAAAAAAGATAGTTATCGACCATCTTAAACGTACTATCAATAGATATGAACGAAAAATAGCTCAAGATGCTATCGTTGTAGAAAATATTGACCTTAGTTAATTTTTTTTAAAAAATATACTATACTAATTTCATGTTAAAAGAATTATACTCACAATACGGCGAAATAATGGTACAGATGGAAGTTCTTCAGGCTAGATTGAATCAGGTAAAATCCGCAATCTTTGAGGAATTGAAACCTAAACAGGCAGAACAGGCAGAGCAGACTGAAGCAATGCTGGCACCACCCGAACGAGCATCAGGATGTTGTCTTGAAACAAATGGTGTTTGCGGTGGCCCTCCAGCAGTAGAAAACTAAATTATAGTCCAATCTGAATTTTTTTGATATTCCGCAATGGTTCTAGAGTTCATATAACTCATAGAACTTCTAAGACCATTGCGGAATCGGTGTAACTAAACTATACAAATTATGGCATTATTCCTATACTCATCTAAAGTTTTTGCATTTAGATAACTCATACTACTTCGCAGTCCATTAATAAATCTTTGTATAACTGAATTTATAGATGGGCCTAAATCTACAAGATATTCCATACCTTCAACGTAAGTCGGTTTTTCTCCTTTATAATCCAACTGAGTAGAGTAAGAGGCCGCACCTCTAAACACTTTTTTAAGACGCCCATCTATTTTTACAACTCTTGCAGGACTTTGTGGACATTGAGCGAAGACGCCCCCTAGCATAGTTATATCAGACCACATAAGTGCTTTATTCATATCGGCAGGAGTTTTTATCCCTCCATCAGATATCACAATAGCATCCCCAATTTTATTTTCATAAACCTCCATTAATGTACTTACCATTGGACGATAAATTCCCGTTTCAAATCTTGTCGTACAAGCAGAATTATGGACAACAATTTCATCTTCCACACAGAAAGAATGGTTGTTTTCTACTTCTAAATCATAAACGATTTCGCCTGTTGTGTTATATGAATCTATTTTTTCTATTGGTATCAAGTCAAATTGCATTGTAATATTCCTGTAAACTATCTAAAACTCGTAAGTTTCCTTCTTTGACATCTTTTTCCCATATATGAAACAATTTAAAATTATGTTTTTCTGCAAATTCAATCTTAGTCTTATCTTTATTTTTGTTTTTCATTTGCATGTCATTAAATTCTTTATATATCTTCGGATTACCATGCCAATAATCACCTTGAACTTCCAATAAGATTCTTTTAGATTTACACCCGAAATCATATTGTTTATAATCTAATATAACAGAATATTCAAAATCATTCAAGCCTCTTTTGATTAATTCATCTTTTACAATTTTTTCTAATTTGTTAATTTTATATTTCTCATGTTTAGTAGCTGCAACCTTTCCTGCTTTAGACCTTAATGCCTTATATTTTTCCGGGTCTTTTCTAAACAGTTTTTTTTGACTATTAGAAAATAATTTAGAACGAACGACCTTTTCTTCTTTAGTTAAAGACGCCTGATATACTCTATTTTTTTCTGCTATTCTATCTAAAATACATTGAGGATGCTTTTTGCCATAAAAAGGATTTTTTTCACCTTTAAATTTCCCCTTTAAACTTTCAGATAGCTTTCTCAAAGATTCCTTCGTATGTTTTTTACCATAAAAAGGGCTTATGTTACCTTTATTTTTACTTCCTATTTTATCTTTTGTTTCTTGTGTATGTTTTTTACCATAAAAAGGGTTTCTGTTACCTAAGCTATTGCAATGGCAACATCTAGGAATTTTATTTATTAAATACCAACTAAGAGTTTTTACAAAACGAAGCTTTTTACAATCTGGACATTCTGCCTCTATTTTTTTTATATCTTTAAATGTTATTTCAACACCATTTTCTAACAAATAAACATTTTCCCTTTTTCTAGAATTTTTACTTACAACTCTTGAACCGTTTAAAAATATATGATGCATAAATTTCTCCTATATAAATATTTATGCATCAAATCAGGATTAACCATGGCTATTCTTTGATTTTTACAAGAAAAAAGTCTTCAGACAAGTCCTCTGCTGACACCCATTTTGCGTACTTTTCTAAATTAATTTTATTGACTTTATCTTTATCATTTTTATGAACAACATAAAACTCATGATTTTTTGTACATTTAATTCCATTTACATCTATTATTGTTTCAATTTCTTCCCTTGAAGAAACTCCGACCACCTTTTGGTAACTTGAATCATGAGTTAAAACTTCTTCTCCTATCTTAATTTTTTCAATTGATTTTCTACCATTTTTAGTTTTTACTTTTGTACCACTGATAAAACACCCGCCAGCTATTCCTACTCTAATGGCGTGAACACCCAATTGAGATAATTCATTAAACATTTTCGATGAATGCACATTGCCAACTGTCAAATAACAATCCCCAACTATCTCTTTGGCTACATTTATCACCCTTCTGGAAGCGCCATTAGCACAATCAATTAAAAAAGAATTACAACCATGTTTTTTTAAAGATGTATACCTTTCTTCCCAGTCATTTAGTGGAATAGCACATCCGGCATACCCACCATTTTCAACTACATGATTATAATCTTTAATTTGTTCTTTTACAGATTGAAAACGATGTATAAATCCATAACATTTCAATCTAGATAATTCTAAAGCCATTTTGCCATCACACACATCTGGCATAGGGCTTCCAATCATTGGGTAAACATAGTGTCCACAAAATTCTACTAGAGGCTCTATATCAGAACGACTGTTTATTTCTGATATTACGTCAGATACAATTCCAATATCATCATACGACAATGAACTTTTTTTTTCTATACGCATTCTATATCTCCGTCATCCTCAGACTCATAAATATAAAAACTATCACAATCAAAATCTGTATCTTCGCAATCCTTAAACTCACTAGAGAGGCTATCATAATCCAACTCTGAAAATGGGGTATACTCTGCCTTATATCCCGCAGTATTTAACTTTTCTACCATGGACTGAGCAGCATCATAGTTAAAAGAATGAACAACAAATCTTTGGACATCAGGTTTGTTTTTAACTATCCACCTAACAACTTCCATGCCCGTTTCTTTGTTGGATGGGTCAACGTAAACTAGCCCTCCCAAATCATGGTCTAAAAACACACATTTAGCAGTTTCTTCTAATTCAAAAAGCAATTGTATCATTTCTTCCGCTGTTGCCGCTAAAACAGCAGATGGTATATTACTTTTAAACTCGAACAGACGTTTAGGGTTATCATCTAAAAATAAAACTTTCATTTATTAAGCCTCAATAGGAAATTTTTTTCTTATAAGTTTTACAATAACTTCAGCATCTTCTAACGCTGTATGTGCTGGTTCGCCTTCTATCCCCGCTCTCTTCATACATTCTAAAGTATCTGGTATCTTTATGTCCCCCGGTTCCCAATAAAGGATTGCAGGGTCTAAAACACGACTTGATATATGTAGATTAAAACGAGGAAGCTTTCTGAGGAATTGTAAATCAAAAGCGCCAAAACATTTTCCGGCTGCTGTTATTGACCCTTTTACCCCATTTTCTTCCAACCAACCTACAAACTTTTTTCCAAAATGTTTAGGTTCAATATATGAATATGGCTTTTCTTTTGTAGCAATACGACGAAGAATAACAGGGTGCATAGACAATGCATATGGATGTCCTATAAGTTCGTCATAAGTAAAATAAGTATGAAACCTAGGTAATTCTTCAATGGGCTTCTGGTCCATAAGGTCATCTATAATTGCCCCAACTTCCAAAATCTGGTGAGTGTCGTGGTCAATTCCTGTTGTTTCAATATCTATCGAAATTATTTTCATAGGTTATCCTTAGTAATCAGTAGTAATAGTCAAATGGAAATTATTATCACATGATTTCCTGTTTAGCCACAGCCAATAATCTACAACACTTGGATTCTTTCCAGATTTTTCACAGAGCGTTTTACACGCAGCAATCATAGATGCTCGTATCTCACACTCCATAAGAGAACCAGAAGGAATTAATATTCCTTCATCTATAATATTTTTCAATTCATCACTATACTGCAAAATCCCCATGTGTTCTAACATCTTGGGAATCTGATAATCGGCGGGAACTGGCAGCATGTCAACTTGTGATTTAAACATGTCAGATTTTCTTGCAACTTGCATAAAGAATAATGATGCTCGTTTCAAAAACATATCATTTGCATAACCCGGATAAACAAGAACACTTTCTAAACAGTCCTCTAAATCATCTCGGGCATCATATAATTGGACCGCTACCATTTTGTAATCTGTATATAATAACTCCATCAAATGAGATGAACGTTCGCTCATAAGAGGGAACCTACTTAAAGATAATGCTGAGATAAGGTTCGGTATAACATCTACTCCACTCGGGTCATATACCTCATTTAAAACGTCATACATAGCCCATGCGTTAGCACCACATGGTCTTATCTTAGAAGACCCATACCAATAACAATAATTAATTGCACCAGCTATAAGTTCATATTCTAACAACTCAATATCATTACTGACTTTCGGAGGAAGAGCTTCATTTTTTATTTCCACTTCCTTCAATTTGTCAATCCAAGATTCAATTGCTAAATTACTAATTTCTACATATTTTGGATTCTTAGTAAACTGACCGACTAAATCCCATACGTTTTCTAGAGCTTTCATATTTGTGCCTTATATCCTAAACATTCTTGTTTATCACTCACATTAACTCGATAGCTAACCCCACAATAAGGAGAAGAGATAAGAATAAATCCTCTTTTGGCTCGTTCTTTGTCATATGTTTCTGTGGTCATATCACCAACTGGCATTGGTTCATCACAAAAGGGAACAAGTTCTTCTTTGGCTTTTTCAATTGCTGCTAAAAGCTCATGTAATAGTTGTTCTGATATTTGTATTTCGGCATTCTTAACATGTATCATTTTTGCTCCCACTCACCATAATGCATATCAAGTTCTTTAAATAGCTCTTGAGCCTCTTCCCAAGATATGTTACCAGATTTATTTTCTTCATTGATACGATTTATGGCTTCATCTATTCCTATTGTTTCATTATTCAGATTTTCCCATAATTCATTTTTTAAATCTTCTATGTTCATTTTATTTCTCCATCTTAATTTTAGAAAATTATACTTACAATTACATAATTATAAAAAATAACACAAAAAAAGCAACTATATTTTCATAAAAATATCAAACATACTCATATATAATGAGGGATAATAAAAGATAACAAAGGATAATATATGATAAAAATAAAATGTGAAAAATACTATACTCCACAAGAAGTAGCTGAAAAATTTAACGTGAGCACAAATACCGTTGCTAGGTGGAGAAAAAATGGAAAATTATCTGCCCATAACATTAGCGAAAGAAAATTTATGTATTCTGAAACAAGTATAGAAAAATTCATCACGGGGAACAAATGATAATAAATGGAAAAGAATACTTAAAACCTAAAGAAGAGCACCGTCTGACAAAAAGCAGTATAAACAAAAGAATCCTATCTAAAAATATACAACTAATAGGCAGCTTCAAAGGGGTCCATACAACATCTACATTCAAATGTTTAGTTTGCGGACATACAAGAAATATGGCAACAGTAAATGTTTTATATGAAAATTACAAATGCAAACAATGCAAACTAAACAAAGAAAAAGAAAATGTTAATAATAAACTTATGTCCAAGTCATTTAAATTAACAGAAACATTTAAAGGAAACACAAAAAAACAAAATATAACATGTATGAAATGTAATTATATATTTCATGTAGCTCCAAGGAGAATTTTAGAAAGCGACAGAAAATGTCCTAAATGCTCTACAAGGGCTGCTAGAACTCAAAAACGATTTGAAAATAAAATAAAAAAATTAAAAATAATAATGCTGTCTGCTTATAAAAATGGAAAAACTAAAGTAAAAATAAAATGCACAAAATGTAACACAATATCACAACCTACCCCAACTAACCTATTAAGACCGGGAGCCGGTTGTCGCCATTGCTCGATAATTATACCATTAAATATTGCTAAAAAAAGATTATCGAAAAAGAAAATAGACATTCTCCAATATATTAGCTTCTCTGAAAAAGCTCTGTTGCGATGTGAGAAATGTCAATATATTTGGAAAGCGTCCCCAGACCAAATCTTTCATACCTCTGGATGCCCTGTGTGTAACGCTAGAAAAAACGAGAAATTGACACTTAAATACCTAAAAGAAATGTTAAAAAATATTACTATTGAATATCAATATAGCGTAAAATATGATATTAAAAAAAGATTTATTATAGATTATGCTTTTAAAACAAAAAATAAACAATATTACGTAGAATACAATGGGGTACAACACTATAAACCAGTTAAATTTTTTGGTGGCGAAAAAAGATTTAAAAAACAAAAATCAAGAGATGAAAATCTTATGAAATATTGTATAAATAATAATATAATATTGATAGAAATAGATGGAAGAAAATATACAGATGATAAAATTAAGACTTACTTAAAAAATAAACTTTCTTCCTATAATTTAATCTAAAGTAAACTTTCTAAATATGCCTTGCGTTGACGAACCTTTTCTTTTTTGCCTTCTGGCATATCTTCCTCTGCCAATAAGGTGTCACAAGCTTGCACAAAGAAAGGTAAGGCATCTTCGGTATTATAAACTAAATCTTCAGGATTTCTATTTTTTGTCATATTAATAAAACCCTTAAATTCATCAAAACAACTTCCGTAAATATGAAAACTAGAAGCTATATGAATGTATTCTCCAACATCAACACCGACCTGTTCCGCTACCATTTTTTGAAGTTCGGTTAGAGCAAATGCATTAAAGAAGGCACCACGATATGCGTCATTACTTCTAAAATCGACTGTCATGTTAAGTTTATCTTTTCCGTTTTCTCTTTGAACCCTAAACCATACCCTTTGAAGACATGCTGGGTCAGAAATGCCTAAATCTTTCCATACTTTCCACGTTACAGCCTGAGCACGTCTAGTATATCCATTTTGTTTAAGCAAATCTACACATTTATCTATTTGATTAATTATCGTTTCTTTAGGAGAAGAACTTCCAGTTAGAGCACCATATTCTACATCAGCAATAGTCTCAGTTACATTATATTCAAATAATCTTTCGTGATAAGTGTATTCCCATTTTCCAGCATCAGGGTCTATCCAATGGTTATGAACTCCGTACAACATTTCTGAGCGGTATTTTTCTAAATCGTCCAAAGAACCGGGAAATGCACGATGTATTCTAGGTTCTGCCATTGGGTTTTTAACATGAATAAGGGCGGTAACGTCCCGGCTATTTGGGTCGTTTTCTTTATCATATTCAGTAGGGAAATTCTCGCCCTCTTCCCAACAAGCTAAAACAGCCTTTTCCCATGCTACAGGTAATGTATCTTCTACAATGTGTATTGATTTCATAAAAAGATTATATCTTAAACCAAATTGAATTACAAAACAAAAACCCACTTAAATCATTTTTTAAGTGGGTTTTTTATTTTTTTAGGAATTTCATCTTTGCCTCAGTATAGTCTTCAGCATCAACTTTAAAATTTTCCATTTATCCTATTCACTTGTAAAATACTGCAACAAAAGTCGGCTTCCACAACCGCTGACACGGGTATGCCAAGTTTAGTGTTGGTGCTGTTATCCAAACACTGCTTGTATAATAGCCTATTTTATTCAACTATTCTTCTTTTTCTTCTTGAAAAACGGGTCTTCGTCCCCCCAAGGAGGGAATTGCCTCTTAATTTGTCCGGGTATAGTCATTCTCTTAAAAGCCGCTACATCACCTGTGCTTGTTCCTACTTCTTGTAACTTCACGAACTGCTTGAAACTTAAACCTTCTTCCCACTCGCTTCCGTGCATATCTTTTGCAATCTCAAACTCATCCATAGGCTCTTTGCTTTTAGAAGGAACAACCTTTGTAGCACTTATTGACCAATAAAAATTATGTGGGCCATCTCCCTCTAGCTCTGCCTCTTGATGCGTGTTGTTAAGAACATGATAATAATGATTGCCACTATCAGGTTTCACAATAACATAAGGAAAAGCACTTGTGGGGTCGTCAACATAAACAATCCTCCCTGAAATAGAATTTTCTGCTTCGTTGCCTAAATCATAAGCCACCTTTATGCGTTGTCCTTTTTTAAGACCACCCTCCCACTGCTTATCATGAGCATCGTCTTTCCAATTAGAAAACTTTCTTTTTCTATCGGCATCGGCGAACTTCAAACGTCGCTCTCTGTCTTTCATGTGTCTTTGGAAATCAGCCTGAGCTTTCCCTGTTAAAGGATTTGGTGCTCTTTTTTTTAAAGCCTCAAGTTCTTCTGGTGATGCGAATTCCGGCTTTTCTCTAGGTATGTCTACATACTCTCTCATTACATCATTCCTCCGGGCATTCCTCCGGGCATACCACCCGCTTGCTGTTGTGGTTGGTTCATCCCTTGCGTCATCATGTCGTTTAAGGTTTTTCTATCTACAGTAATTTCTCTTCCCTCTTCTGGGTCATTATCAGGGGTGCGAATAGTATGACCGTCTTTATCTTGATAATACGCACGCTGGGTATTTGCTGCTGGCATTGCAACTAAAACAGCACCAGTTATTTCATCATCAGATTTTGGGTCTTCAGGAAGGAAATTTTTAATTCTATATGTCATCCCATTATAATAAAAACTACCGAATTGGGCTGCTCCGAGCCATAGTGGGGCCGCTTTAAAGCTCTTAGGGTCTATAGCTAACTCATCTGCGGTCTTACTTAGAAAATCTGGCTCGACCTTCTCTAATTCTATAAACTTTCTAAACGATAGCTGTCTCATACCTCTATATAGTTTTTATTTTTATTAAAAACCTCAATATATAAGATATGAGATTTAAAAAATATCTTCTGGAGCAAGAATATAAAAAAAGCTTATCCGATTCTGCTCTGTTAATGCTGGAAAAGGATATTTCCCCTGATGCGTTAAACGAATTATCCGTAATTTTACGTGAGGGTATTTTAGGTACGGCTGGTGCCATAGGTGGTGCTATGCTTGGTGGGCCACTAGGTGCTGTTGGAGGGGGAATGGTCGGACAAAAAGTTGGACAAAAAGTTGGAAATTGGTTCAAATCAGCCCAAGCAACACAAATAACCCCGCTTTTCCAACAAGCACAAAGTTCTGTTGATAATTTAGTAAAAGCTTTAGCTTCGATTCAGCAACAACCTCAAGGCCAACAACCTCAACCTCAACAAGGCCAAAGTCAACAGCCTCCCCAACAGCATCAACCCAAAAAGCCCGGATTCTTCCAAAGCATAAAACAAGGATTTAACCAAAGTAGAAAAAATTATAATAAGAGCGAATCCATTGTTAACGAAGAAGGTATTCCGCTTCAAGATTTACTACAACAAGCCCAACAATTACAAACTACTTTGACTAAACTTGAGCCTAGTATTACACAAGTAGATTCACAATTATCATCACAACATGCACAACAATCTGGTAGTAAAGGCGGGATTCGAAGAGCAGTTGCTAATACGGGAGATAAAATAAAAGGCTGGGCTAAAAAACACCCAACTTTAGCAAAAGGTTTAGCTACTGGAGCTACTGTCGGAGCCGCTTATGGATTAGGTCAACTTATGGGCGGCGGCGGTGGAGAAGGTGGCGAAGGTGGAGAAGCGGGAGCAGAAACCGGACAACAACCAACTGGAGCACAAGGTGACCCAGTACCAGATTATGGTACAGAAGCAAACCCAGCAAACACAGGAGCAACAGCCGCACCTGATTATGGACCGGGCGACTCAGGCTATCAACAAAGAGCACTGGGCATAAAACAAAGACTAAACCAGCGATGGAACAAATAATGAGTAAAAAAACGTCACCATATTTCTCGTCTTTTCGTGAACTACTCGATAAGTGGGATGAGAATATTGAAAAAGATAAAAAATTAGAAAAGATGGCTGATGATGATAATATCTCTTTCTTCTTTACATTAGACGATAATGTATATGGGGGAACAGAAGATAGCCGACTAGCTTTTGCACGAATGAAATCTCCTGAAGAGGAAGATGAATCATGGGTTAAAGATGCCACGTTCATTGGGATTAATCTTGAAAAATTAGAACAAGGCCATAAAGAACAAAAGATTTTTTCTAAATCTGATTTAAAAAAAATAAAACCTATTTCTAAAGAAAATGCATTTAGAGACCTTTAATGCCACTACCATTCGATATCCCAAATAAAAACAAACGCAAATATTCTTGTTTTATATGTGGTGTTAAATTTGAAACATTTAAAGAGTTTCAAAGCCACATCATAGAAGAACATGAAGAGGGTAGAGACTACATTATATGCCCTCTAAAACGTTGCCAAGCTCCTGTGCGTTGTCTTCGAAGCCATTTCAAGTGCAAACACCCTAGTGAAAAAATTCCTAAAATAGGGATGATGAAATCTATTGTGTGGCATGATATAGCAGCAAAAAAAAGAAAAAAAACTCGTAAACCCAAATTTAGAGAAGGGTATCACCAATCTTCTAAAATGAACAAGCCTCTCCATTATCGTTCAGGATATGAAAAAACAATATATGAATGCCTAGATGTAGATGCTGAAGTAAATGCCTTCAATGTAGAACCCTTTAAGATTTCCTATCTTCACAAAGGAAAAGAGCATAAATATATCCCAGATTTAATTGTGCAATTCATAGACGGTAGTACTGAAGTTTGGGAAATTAAACCAGCTAATCAAACTTTTCTAGAAGTGAATCAAAACAAATGGCGTGCTGCTAATAAAGCATGTCAAAATAGAGGGTGGAAATTTATAGTGATAACCGAAACTGGAATCGACAAACTAAAGAAAAAGATTAGGAATCAAAAGAACAATCTTTAAGTTTTGAAGTGATTCGGCTCCTGAACGTGCCAATAATCAGCCTTCTTTGGAATCACCCATCTAATCCCACCTTTCGGGTCAGGAACGTCACCTTTATATCGTGGAATCACATGTATATGAGCATGAGGGACAGTTTGCCCAGCAGCCCATCCATCGTTAACGCCAATATTGAAAGAATCTGGATGTAATTCTACGGAAATATTATGACGTATTTCAGTCACGAAGGCCCATATAGATTGCTGAATTTCTGAGGACAAACTAAACAAACTGACTACATGCTGTTTTGGAACAATTAGCGTGTGCCCTTTAGAAACAGGAAATCGGTCTCTAAAAGCAATAGCGTATTCATTCTGGTGTAACACATCTATTTCTCCAAAATTACAAAATGGACAACTTATTATAACTTCTTTATGACCTACTACAATTTCTTCTTTATTAATCATGATATTTGGGTGTCCAACCTTGTCCTTTGAATATGACTGCTGGTGGTGAAGTAATAATACGAACCAATTGTTTCTTGCCACATTTAGGACATTTCTTTTTTGGTTTATCCATCATTGAGTGAAATATTTCCAAATCTTCCTCACAGGATTTACAACGATATTGATAAGTTGGCATATTATGGACTCCAAATTTGACCAGAATGACGTACTTCCGGCCCACCTATTTTTCCGTGATAATCTAATACTTCCACCCCTGCTTCTTTTAACTGTTGATTCGCAACTCGTATCTCTTCAGCCCAAAATTCTGGAGACCTTTTCTCTGCATCTTTATGCCTAACTAAACATTTTATTCCAGCTTGTATAATAGCTCTGGCACAATTAGTACAGGGTGCCCACGGAGAAACCATTGTTAATCCATCAGTAGCAATCCCTTGTTTCGCTGCTTTATAAATTAAATTTCTCTCTGCATGTTCCACAAATTGATACTTAAGAGGTCTTTCCCATCTTTCTTCTGTATATAATACGCCAACCGGGAACTCGTTAATAGCTGCTAAAATAATAGACCCATCATCTATCAATAAAGCCGCATTTTGAGTTGATGGGTCTGGGCTATTTGTAGATTCCTCATATGCTACTTTTAATAATTCTTTCCAACTACTTCTCATATTATCCTTTTTTCTTCTTATTGTTCTTTTTCTTATCGGTTTTCTTGGAGGGCGTAACCTTCTTTGTTTTTTTATCATTTAAACCTTCTGTAGAAAATGTTTGTAAATCATCTAACTCTTTAGGTAAAACCCCTCTTTTAATCATTTCTTCATAATGAATAATAGCCATGGCATTAAACATAACTGCCGAAAGATGGTCTTCATCCTTCTTTCCTTGTTTAAACCACATTAAATGTCTATTTAAAGAAGCGAGAGTGCGAGACATAGGCATCCCCTTTTCCCAATTCCTCTCAGCATATCGTTTGGCCCCTAATCGCAACCACTCCCCCAACCGTTCTTCAGCGAACGGGGAAATTAAATCAGGTCTTGGTTTGGTCTCGGCTACATCCCGAACAGCACCAGTTTCAAATTGTTCATCACTACCAGATTGTTTAAGTTTCATATTTCTCCTAAAATCTCTTTTACATTACTCAATTAGTTTAACATAAAATAAAATATGTTTCTATAAAAATGCAAAAGAAAATAATAAAAATAAAAGAAATCTTCAGTAAAGAAAAAGAAATAAAACCTATATGTGGAAAATGCAGATTATTTGATTCAAAAGAAAATATCTGTCGTGTAATTATTCTCCATGAGGGAGAAAAAATTAATCTACCTGTAGCGAAGAATGATTCTTGCTTCTTTGAAAACGAATTTCTGGCTTTGAACGAAGAAGGATATAAAGAATCATTTAAACCAGAAGTTCAGCAAGTCAAATTTTGGGTAGAAGATAAAAAAGGAAAAAAAACAAAAGGGGACGGGACTGTTAAAATTGAATATCCAGAGGGGTTTTTCGGAAACGGAGACAAACAATCATAAATAAAATATGGCACTTATTCCTATCACTAACGGGGCGGCAATTGGAAACGCTATCAAAGCATGTTTACTTCAAGACCCATGCTGGACCATGCTGTGTGAATGTTGCGATTGTGGGGAATTATTAATCAATGGAGGGTTTGAACAAGGATATGATGGAGGTGATTTTGCGTGGATAGACGATTCGCTTGTAAATGGTTGGAGTACAGCCACCCCCGGAACCAATGCGGGAGAGACAGACATAGAATTTTGGCATACCGGGAAAACGACTCCAGTGGACCCGTCTGGTGTTGATGCTTATGAAGGTAGTTATTTCATAGAACAACAAGGTCACAACAACCACGGGTGGGGCGTCACCCAAGATGTCACACTCTCAGTTGGAACCGAATATACTTTAGATTTTTATTATAGGTCTAGGACTGAAACTGCGTCGAATGAAGAATTTACAGTGGATATTACCGGAGAGTCTACAACCACTATAAGCGACTCTTCAACTGGTTCATGGACAGCAGGACAGATAGTATTTACAGCATCGGCCTCTACAACAACAATAACGTTTGACCCTACCAATCAGGTTAGTACAGGTTGTTTTTTAGATGGTGTTAGTCTAAAAGGCCCATGTTGTGAAAACGGACCACCAGCAGAAGAAATACTAGATATGCTCGCTCTCTCTTTGTCAAAGATAAAAAATCATTATATTCCAATTGAAATAGGGGATGATGTATTTAAAGCTAAAGCAAATGTAAATATTATTGACCCAGAAGATACCATCCAAAGAAATGATAATTTAATAAACTGGGATAGCAACTCTGTAGACCATTTTGTGTTCACAAGTACTAAAAACCCTATAGTGTTTAAAAAAGATAAACATATTTTTCAATATAAAGATAAGTGGATTGCTTTATTGCTTATTAATCTAGAACAAATACCATGTCCTATCTGTACTTACGAATATGTATTAAATACTAGAAAAACAAACGAGAACAAACCCAGTGGGTTTATTCTCGTTGTAAAAGATGGAATTTATAAATCGTCCGACTTCACGCTTAAAAACCTATCCAATGCGGAAAAGCTTGAAAACGTGAACCTAGTAAGCTCACCAAATAACATCTTCTAACGGTCTAGCTTCCTGCTTTTGTATGATTCAGCAATTATTTTTGCCAACTTTTCAAACATCACATCCCATTCATCATAACTTTTTGCTGATGCTAACCACCTATCTACTTCTCTGCTTCTAGCCAAAACTTGGCTAATTTCTTCTGTGTCACCACCTAAACGCTGTTGAAAACGAATGTACAAAAAAGAAACATCCGTATCAGATAAAGTTTTTGCATACTCTCTTAAATTCGAATCATTCATAGGTAAATCCTCTTGCTACTTAACCTAGACAAAATTGAAAACTTATTATTAACTTCTTGGACTCAGTTCACGAACTATCGTGAATTACTCTCTCTTTGTGCCGAGTCTTCTCATGAACACCTTGATATACAAGGAACTATACATACTCTTAAGATGACAAGATTTGAACTCACATCTAAGGGATTTATATTATGGGTTGAGTATTCTATAGACAACAAAAACATAACTAGCGAATTTATGCTATCTGATTCAGAATTTACTCATCTACAAACTAAAGAAGCCTAACAAGCTTGTAGGGCCATTATAGGTATCCCTTCTTTTTCAAACTTATCTTCGATTAACATTTTACCACTTTGTTCAGGGTATTGCAAATATAAATTATTATATGAATCTATATTTACTGAATTATTATTTTGATTAGCTGTCACCCAGCAATAATCGTCGGTATTCTGGAGACCGTGTTTTCCCTCTTGAAGTATTCCTACTTCTACAGACATTCCTCCCGGTAACAATAAAGATATTTGTCCTTTTTCCAGAAGATGGTCGATTAAAAGATGTTGAATCTTAGTGACTTTATCCATAACTTTTCCTCCCGTATAGATTAAACTCTAAAGATATCTACGTCAAATAATCAGTTAAAACATATAAAAAATATTAATAAAAATTTATAAATTGAGCATCTATGTATGCGTATTCAAAACCCTCAAACTCAAGAAATTTAGCTTCTTCATGGGCTGAAGGAAGTGGATGACCCTCCGCATCCACAGTTATAGTCCAGCAATAAATTTTCCTATTATCTCTTAATATCTCAGATAAGGATAAATGGTGAGACCCCAAAAACTTCTTAGCCAATTTGACAACTAGGTTAAAAGGAAGAAACGGAACCTTCTTCCCTAATATCTGTAAAGTTTCTAAATAATAGTCATTATGAAAAGCTTTACTAAAATGTATGATTACATGATATCCATCCACACATAACTCTTGCGTCTTCAAGATGCCCATCTCATCTTCAAGTTGAGGGTCTGCTTGGGGGAAATTATATGGAACTAATTGTTCCCCTACATTCCTTATATGTTCTATAGCAACGTCTAATTCTTTATACTCTGTCACAATTTATATACGATTATGAACGTCCTTTATAAAGCAGTTTCTTTTGAATATAATGCCTCTTCCAAATTTTCTGGCACAAGCCATTTTGAAAGGTCGCCAAGTCCTTGTTGAGATATAAAATCTTCAACCTGTTGAGCACAAATGCCTCGTGCTTTTTCAGATAAAGAACCAGATAAATTTTCACGTATATTTTTCTGTATTCTGGCGATAAACCAGTTTCTTGTTTCTTCCAACCCTTTTGACAAAGGTTTGTCAAATCCTAGAAACTTCATTACATCACTAAAATCTAACCATAAATATCCAGTCCAAGGATTGCCTTCTTTATATTTTTTAGGCCATGGTGCGTTTTTAGCCATCTCTATAAAATGAATGAGTAACCTCATCCAATTTTTTATCAGATAAGAATCAAGACATCCTTCGCCCTCAATAATTCGGAACTCTATAGTCTTTCTTTTACCTTTGCATAAGTGATACGTGTTGATGGTGTAATACTTCATTACACCTAACAATTCGACAAGCCACTCTCCATCAATTTTTGTATCATGTTGGAATTCTGCACTCAGCCCCACCTGTTCACAATACTTGTTTCTTTTTCTTCTCGCTGGAACGGAATCCATAAACACAGATTCGCATTTAACAAACCAAGCAAGGGCTTTGCCTAAACTTCTGTTGTCAAAATCGGCCACTTCAACATGGATATGAAATCCACATTTATCATCAACAGCTACTTCAGGGTTCGTTTTCATCAATTCGACGGCTGTGCATACATCTCTGATGCCACGCCATCCTTTAATGACAGGAGAACAGACCTCAATACCAGCCGATGAATCGGGCTTCAATACCCATGATTCATTATTATGGGTATGTTCCCACTTATTGACGACAACCTGAGCGTTCAACCCTTCCATTAGGGTTTCTGCAACTTCGTCAATACCCACAGGCATTTCGTTACCTTGAAGAGGGTTAGTTTTGAAATCCCGATGGTCAAAAGAGCATATTTCTATTTCCGCTCCAAACCTACGGCACGAATCGAACTTTAGAACATTTTCTGAATCCATTTATCTAATTCCTAATTTTGAGCTTTCATTCTACTCGATATTGTGTAGAATGCAATACAGAAATAAGGAGTTTCACCTTGAAAACTAAAAAATGTATGATGATTGAAGATTGCGATGGCTATAAGTATTTCACGTTTGTCAAAAATTACCGACAGCTTATAGAATTCGCAAATAAACTAAACGCAGAAATATCTATGGTGACTGTAGCTGCCGACGTTATGCCACCACTGCTCGACCTTGTTGACCTAGCTAAAGCGTTAACAAACCAAGATTATAAGGTCGATGTTCCTTATACTGTAATCGAAACTAAAATCAAAAAGCATCTTCGTAACAAAACTAAAACCGCCACAGCCGAAAAAACAAGAAAAGCAGAAACCATTAGGAACCATATTAGAGAACTATTTTTATGCCAAAAACATGTTTCTGCTACCGATGTCGCCTACCATTTTAAGACATATGACTTCCTTCTTGCAACTTATAAAAACCATATTTTGGCAGTGCGAAAAGAATTATCAGAAAAAGGCTATAATGTAGCGAAGACTTCACCGGGACGTTATAGGATAATCGAAGATGATAAACCGAAAAAAAGAACATTGTCCGTGATGGATTGCATCAAAAAGAAACAGTTAGCTAAAAAACCAAAGAAGAAGAAGAATAAGTTAAGTGAATCGACTGTAAGAAGACTAAAGAGAGCAACCAGTGCAACCCGTAAGAAAAGAAAGTACCCTGAAGATAGATGGGAATAGTGTTACCAATAAAAAAGCCCACCTTTTGGTGGGCTTTTTTTTATAGGCAGATAAATTATGAAAGGTCTAATATTTCATCTATATCTGGTTCGTCAGCAGAATTATCATTTGCCATATCTTTTTCCACTAAATCATCCGACATAGATAATTTGTATGCATCAGAATAAACAGCTAAATAATCTTCTACCTCTTTTTTTGAATCAGCATCTACTAAAGCTGGGCATCTTAAAATCAAATCCATTGGCACATCATTTCTTTCCTTCGATGCTTTGAATTTAATTTCTTCACCTCCAGCCCAAGGCTGTTGAACTGTATACGTACCTTTTCCAACTACTCGACCAGCGCCTATCAATACTTCTAAAAGACCACCAAGAGGGTTAATTCCACTCGCAAAATATAGCTGTACGTTAGTTGTCCCTAAAAACGGACAAAACGAACGACTCTTCTTATTTTTTAAGTTAATATTAACTCCAATTGGAATTTTTCTTTCTTTATGTTCAATTTGTTTTCTTGGCCAAGTTCTAACACGACAATTGGCATAGAACGGAAGTGCCTTACCACCGCCTGCTGTAACTTCAGGGTCACCATATGCACCTATCGCAACTCTAGTTTGGTTGATAACAAACAAAGTAGCATTGTTTTCATCCAAGAACGGATTTACTTTTCTTAACAATCGACCCGCTGCTTTCGCACGTTCTCCGGGCTGTTCTTTTCCACCAACAATCTTTTTGAATTGTTCTTGGGTATATTCTTCAGGAAGGTTTGTCTCTTTCCATTCCCGTTCACAAGAAGATACTCCAATAGAATCCCATGCAAAAAATATTGGAATGTCATCACCTTTTTTATCCCTAATAAGTTTTGTCATGCTATAAATCTTTCTCTCCACCTCTTCAATAAAAAGTGGTGTTTGAATAATTAATTGATTTTCATCTACATGACCAGCACTAACGGCAAACCTTTCATTTGCTGCACGCTCACAGTCCAAGAGAATAGATATTCCTCCCATTCTCTGGCAAGCCCCCAATGCTGCATAAGCAAATAAACTTTTTGCGGATGCAGGAGGACCAAAAATCTCTATAATTCCTGTAGGCCAGCCACCACCCATAAAACGCCCCGAATTAATATAATTCAAAGCTAAATTGCCACTATCTACAAAATATCTACTATCACCCAATCCTTTTAAAACACGACCACCTGTATGTTCTGCTAAATCAGCAAAAAAATCCGTATCTTTTTCTTTTTCTTTCTTTTTCTTTGGCATATTTTTCCTTTTTATTTTCAATACATTCATTCAGAAAAAGGGCCATGGGCTTCCGTTCCCATGGCCCTCATGTTAGCATTCACAAAACACTATTACATGTTTTTCAACGCTTCAATGAACTCATCTCCATCTAACGCATCATCTTCCGGCTCCGGTGTTGCTGGCGTTGCCGCTTCCGGCTGTGCCGCTGGCTCCGGTGTTGGCTCCGGTGTTTTAGCTTCTGTTACAACAGGAGCTTCTTCAGCGGGTGCCTTCTTCTGGAATTCCGAAGGGTCGAAATCATCATCAACATCCTTCTCAAGTCCTAGATGAACCTTAAGCTCATGCTTCAACTCTTCTTCACCCTTAAGAACACGAAGAAGTGAGAGGTCGTGAAGACCATTCAACCATTTTTCTACATCTTCACCCTCTCCCAATGGAGATTCGTCAAGGAATTTAGAATCACTATAGTTTGGATAACTATTTTGACCCGACTGCCTCATCGTCTTCATCAGTTTGAAATCACGACCACCCTTGACATCCGTAACATCGCCAAGAGGCTTTTCCTCAAGTTCCTTATCACCGCAAATAGCTCTAACAATCATTCCGTAAAGAGTCTTGCCGCAACTGAAAATCTTAGGACCAACATTCTGCTCTACTGCCTGCTTTTCTTCATTAAACTGAGAACGCACTAATACATTGTAGTAATAACGCTCAATTGGCTTAATGTCCCTTGCTTTTGCCTGCATTGCTTCTGCCTCAGATGGGTCTTTCTTCTTCGACTCATTCCAAAGCCAATGGTAATAACGACAAATCGGGCATTCTCCAACCCAACGTCTACCATCCAACTCTTTTGGACAATGCAAACTCTTACCATTTACACGGTGAATTCTTGTTCTTACAACGAAAGGATTCGTCTCTTTCTCAAACATGCCATCGTCAGCGGGGGGAAGAAGGCGAAGTGTTAAATGTCCATTACCATCAGGCATTCTTACGAAATTCTCTAGGAATTCATTCTTACCGCCTGCTGCCAGTCTCTCTTTCTCGTTTTGTATTTCTGCTAAATTTAGTCCCATTTTTTTGTTTCTCCTTGTTAAAAGTTAAGTTAATGGTTTACTTGTTTACTATAACTATAATCGTTTAAAATGCAAGTTAATTAAGCTAAAAATAAAATTAATAAAAAAAAAGTAAATTATTATTACTTATTTTTCTACCTCTTCTACTTCAGCTTCGGCAATATTTTCAGCATTAGCAGCGTTCTTTTTAGCTATTGCTTTCAACTTCTCTTGTATAGTTACATTTCCTTGGTCTTCAAGTTCTTTGTTTAATTCTTCTCTTTTTGCCTTTTCCGCATCATATTCTTTTTCAAGGGCTTCTAGAACTTCAAGATTATGTTGCAACTTAGCCTTAATTTTTTCATCCTTCTCCGCTTGTTTTTCCGGTGTCAAAGGATGACGGAATGGCTCTCTTTTGGGTTCAGCATCCCTTATTCTTTTTTCGATATCTCGTTCCTTCTTTTTTTCAGCACGGTCTTTCATTCTCTTTTTAAGAAACATAGATTTATTTTTCTTTGTTCTATCTTTTTTCTTCTTATCTTTTTTTCTTGTTTTATTCATTTTTTTTTACCTTAAAGCTGGGATATTATCATTTTGGGCACCAGACCAAACCAACCCTGAATCAGATAATCCTCCGTCTGTTTTTCCTGTTAAATCTCCTCTTGGTATTACCATCGAAAACAACTTATCAACACACCACATCAAGCTGCCCTTATCATCTCTAGTTTTATATAAAATATTACGACCTTCTGCCTCATTTTTTTCAGCATATATAGGATACGCTTTTTTTAGAGTAAATGACATATTAGGATTAGTACCTCTAGCATAGTTCACCCAACTCTCATCATCAGGCCAATAATATTCACGTCTTATAGGCTGTTCACTGGTTTTATGGGGGGCTGACACCACTTTCTCATTAGAGTGGCTTACAGCCTGTTGTGGGGCTGCTGTAGGGACTACTGCAACCCCTTCTAAGAACTCTGGATGGGCCTTAATAATGGCTTGAAGCTGTTCTTTTACATCATTCTCTTCGGAGCATTGAACAGGTGGTCCATCATCAAACTTAAATTTTTTATTCTTAATCTTGATTCCATTTTCCTCTTCCGAAAAACTTATTTTTTTCTTTTTATATTCATAAGTTTCTATTTCTGTAACCAAGATGTTTCTTCGAGCAAGAAGGGACATAACCTTTCCAGCTAGATTATCCAGTGGTAAATCTTCATAAGGAGAACCTACTTTAATGCTTCCTTCTTTAGTCTCATCTGTATCATATTCACCATCTTCATCTTTGGTGTAATATTTATATTTTACTTCGTATCCCATTTTATTACCTCAAAATAACTTAGTATAAAAAACATGTTTATTTTTGAATTATTCCAATTCCATATCTTGTATTAAAAATAATAGGCACACGATTTTTTATATGACAAAAATCATCAAATCCACAATTAGACCCTATGTAATCAACTACTATTAACCCATCTAATTTAATGTGCTCCCATAAAATATCTAATCTGGCTATTTGCTCTTCACTAGAAACTTCCCCGTTTACAATAGCAATATCCCATGAATCTTTAGATAATCCCTCTTGAACTTCCTCGATAGTTCCTTCACAGATATCAAATTTTTTATGATAATTATTCTTTATGTTGGAAACCCCCATACGTGAAGAATAAAACTTCTCTGTATTCTCATGAAATACAAACATATTCTCCACTGTATTATTTCCCTTCAAAAAACAACCACTATAAAGACCCAAATTAAAATTCCACTCAATCAAACTCTTAGCATCTACTCTTTTCCCTAAATGATAATATAAAGGAAAATATAAAGGGTCTTGATAAGCTCCGGTTAATCTAGGTTTGTCTGAAAGTAATCGAAAATTACCAAGCAAAACGCTGGAACTTATTGTTTGTTTTTTCAGGTCTTCCTGTAATTCGAGTTGTAACGATTGTATATCCATAAAAAAAGGGAACCCAAAAGAAACAATCTTTTGAACCCCCTTACCTCGGCCCGAGATTTTGTATATCTCTTTGCGATTCCATTGAGTTGTGCCTTACAAAGCATCCAACCCTCGTGTTAACTTCTCGCTGCCCTAACAAAACGATGTGCCATCCACACGAACAGGCACATTCGCCTTCTTTATTAAAGCTGAAGACGAAACTAACCAAGGCATATTATATATTCTTAATACTATAATTTTTTTAATCATCTTTTGAAGAAGCTATAATTTCATCTACTTCTTGGTCTAAACTGCCATCCATCTTATTTTTTGCAAAGGTATCACGATTTAACTTATCTATTTCTTTTCTAAGCATGTGTCCTCTACTTTGTGCATTTTCATGGCATTTATCCCACGCACGTAAATGCTGCTGTAATACCTTAACTTTATGTCGAGCAGCAATTTCATGGTCCTTGGCCTTCTTGACTTCATCATCACTTTTTACCCGTGCCTCAACAAATTTATCTGAGCCACCTTCTGATTTGAATTGGGCAAACTTTTCTGAACTCATTTGGTCATGTTTAGCAGAAAAAACCTGCCACTCCGCATCAGCGTCCGCAAGCCGTTGGCCAAAATAATTATACCACACACCTTCTTCTTCTGTGTATTTGGTAAGTGTTACCTCTGAAAACGTGAGCTTTTTAGGGTCTATAACCACGTCCTGCCCAGCCACTTTTATTGTTCGTAATCCATCTAAAATATCATCTAATTTTGTCATTTTTATCCTTCCATTCTAAAATTCACTTCCCTCTGATTGTTATCTATAAAACTTCTTACTTTCTGGTCATCATTCATTACACTTGTTGTAGTTTCTTCTTTAGTATTACGATATTCTTTCAATATCTTTGAGTATTTCTCATAACTAATTTCTTTAATTGCTAACGTGTCATAATTAATTTCCACATGGAAAGAAAACCTACTCTTTCCTGACCTATGTTTAGCCACATATATTCGAGCAAGACCGCAATCTTTCTCTTCTTGCAATTGGTTTATGGTCCACATAGCGTCAAGAGGTTTTATCTGTGCATAAGAATCGCCTAGATTTTCATCGTCAATCAACTGACCACTTCTAATAACTTCTTTAGCAGACCTATTCGGCTGCATTGCTGTCAAAACTAAAACATTTTCTTCTACAGCAAACCCACGTAAATCTCTTGTCATTCTATATCTTGATTCATGCGTCGGAATCCCGGCATAATCTTTCATTTCTCCAATATAATCAATTATGACTAAATCAGGATGAAACCCACGTAACCCTAGCTGAGAGTGATATGCACGAAATGAAGCCATATCCATCTGACCACCGGGGAACTGTTTAATTACCAACATTCGTTCTTCTTCGCAAACATCATCTTGGTATTCTTTAACAAAATCAAAAACAAGTTGTTTTTTATCAAGTAAATTATTTATCGTAATTTTATCTTCTTCCCCAACATCGGGATTTTGAATCATACTAGATAATTCAGCATCAAATCTTTCTGCGACACCATCTTGGTCAATCTCAAGTGAAATATATAATACCTTTTTCTTCTTAGTGATATTAGCAATTGCCGCCACTTTTAAAGCTAAAGATTTACCAGTCCCACTTAATCCAACCCAAGAACCAATTTCTCCTCGCTTCATCCCTTCACCAGCAAGAGCCATGTCAATAGCTGGGAACCCAGAAGTAAATCGGTCTTGCATTTCCACATCTTTATTCATCCTATCATATCTTTCTTCTATCGTCTGAAAATAATCTAAACCAAAATCAAAATTATGTTCAACAGTCAATGCTTCTCTAAGCACATCGTGAATAGTTTCCCATGTATCATCTGATTCTGGGTCTTCTTTGATGGCCTGTAAAGATTCACGAAATGCTTGCTTTAAAGCTTGTGTCTTTGCAAAATTAACAATCTTATCCCTATAATAATCTCTCGACTCCATACCGGGAAGATAATCTAAGATAATTTCGTTATATCCTCCAATATGAAGAACTTTAATCTCGTCTGCTTTACCATCAAGCTTCCCGTTAAGCTCATTAATCATTTGAACTCTACTGGGAAGCGTTTGATACTTATCAAAATGTTTGAAAAGAATTTCACAAATATGACGATGATTTTCATTTATGAAATAATTAGGTTTTATAATAGCTAAACTTTCTAATAAGAAATTTCGGTCATGCAAAAGAAGACCGAGTAATTCTTTTTGAAAATCCTCATCCCATTTATAGGCATTAGTTTTCTCTGCATCAGGATTAACTAGTTTAGATAATTCTGCCGCTTCTTCTTTAGTTAACTCTATGGGTAATTGTTCAATTCCATCCATACGATTTATTTTACCTTATTTTTATAAATAATCAAACAATTAATTCTAATTTTGATACTAATTTTGATGTTTTGAAACCATATGACACATGTTAATGAAATATTCCTGAGCATATCTGTGTTTCATTATGTTTATATGCTTGTGTACCCATTGAATATTTTCTTTTGTATATCCTTTTTCATTTTCAATACGGTCAATAGAGGCAGTCATTATTGGTTTAAAAGTTAATTCTATGCCCGTTAAAGTGCATTTATAATTCTGTTTCTCCAACACTTCTATAGCATCTTCTTCTGTAATAGACCATTCTCTTTTTCTTGTTTGTGCCTGTTTCATCGTTTTGTACCACCAACTTGACGGTATGATTTCTGTTTCTACGGTTTTATTGTGACCACATTCAAAACAACACTTAGATGAATGTCGTATTAAATTATTCCCACCTACACTTCGTTCATTCCCACATTTACATCTACATAACCACATGCTCTTCCCATGTCTATCATTTGGAAGCCTTTTTAATACTGTCCAATCACAAATCTGTTCTCCTTGGAGTTTTAATGCTCGACAATTTTTACATCTCTTTGTTTTTCCATGAAATACCCTCGATGCCACTAAGCTTGTTTCATAACCACATTCACATTGACAAATATAGCGACGACGCCGCCTTTCATCTACTTTATCAAAAGAAATAATTAACCAATCATTATATTTCTTTCCTACCTCTAAAATTGTTCTCATATATTATCCCTTTGTTATCATATATGAGTACGAGTGGTTAATTTTGAAGAAGAAAGATAATCAAATTCAGAAAGCGAGACCATTGCTTGTCTAATTCCTTTTTCCCTTGTTATCTTTTTTCCCATAGATTTCTGGGCATTCCACGTAATAGCCTTACAATATGTGGTAAATTTCCCATCAATCTCCAAAGGCGCTTTTCTGGAAGGTCTCTCCTTAGCTGGGACCACCTTCCTAAGAATTTTATTTAGAATTTTTTCTTGATATGGTCCGAATTTTTGACGACTAGCACCATGACGTGTTTTATTAGCCCAAAGGTCTTTTAATTCTAAAACAATTAGCGTCAACAATTCATCTTCATCTTTTACAAATTTATAACATAAATCAAGAGACTTTTCGATATAAATTTGTCTTTTGTAATATGACCCTGCTCGGATTAATGCTATTGTTAGCTCCTGAGCGATGTCTTCTTGTTCATCCGTATGATTATTTCTGCTATTTTTTTTATAAAGCTGCCAAGCAATATAATGATTCAAATCACCGAACTTTTTGTGCAACGTCGAATACTCTTCCTCTCCTATTGGGAAGGACTTACATATTTCATTCATCTATCCTCATTTCTTTTAATTCGTCTAAATTATCTCCAATTTTACATGAAACTTTTAACCTGAGACCTTTGAAAAATCTGTCCTCAGATTCCAATACTTCTTTAGCTCGTCTCGCTACTTTCATACTATTTTCTTTTGGCACATATAAAACATAACCATCATGAATATGAAAAGCAACCTCGGCAAGCCCTCTCATTGCATCATATAACTCAACCAACTTGTGCAAACACAATAATGCTGCTGGGGATTGTACGATAAAATTACGCACCTTATACGTTTGGTCAAATTCTCGGCATCTTCCGTGTATATCAATCCCCACTCCATCTACTAATAAGTTTTGTTGTGCTTGTATCCAATCCATCGCCATTGGTAAGCGAGCATAGATTCTCTCCACCAATTTTTTTGCTGTTTCTTCCGATATTTTGTTAGCCTTTGCTACAGAAGCAACCCCTTGTCCATATACTACAGGAAGAAATAACCCTTTACATTTTTCACGAAACTTTGGTGTACTTTCCAATGCCGTGATAATCGTCCATACGGCCTCATAAATATCTTTCCCTGAATCTAATATACTTCCTAAAACTTCATCATCACTTAACCACTGGAGAACTGAGACCTCCATGTGTTTATAATCTAAATACATAAACGTTCGGTCAAAACCAATTGGTCTTAATGCTCGTCTGTCTTCAAGGCCCATTGAATGTGGGTTAAAACCATCTTGAAGAATTTTTGAGCATTTCATTCGGCCATTGACTTGGCCGTTTATTTCATAATGACTATGAAGCCGTTTTTTAAGTCCCCGGTGATTAACACCGATAGTCTCCATAGCCGGGACGACTCGTGTTATCAAAGGTATATATATCCCCTCATAAACTTTTTGAAGCTTTTCCCAAGAAGAATGTTGTACCACTTTAGCAAGTCTATCTTTTGCTTCTTTTAAGGATGTGGGGGCATTTTTTTCAATCCCCAAATACCATTCAAGAATTTTTAAATCATATATTTTCGAATTAAGCTCAAATGGGGCTTTTGTTTTACCTAGAATATAACTGAACAATTCTTTAAGATTCCACCCAATAATTACATTTGGTTTATCTTTACCGGAAATGTAAGTTAAGATTTGTGCTCGTATCTTCTTGAGTCCATTAAGAGCAGAAGGCCATGGAAGCTTAATATTCCCATCACCAGCCCAATGTATGTTGATGTGTGTAGGTTTATCACCTGTAAAATCACCGACATCAGGCTGAAACTCAACAAAGAGTGTTTGGCCCCATATTTTATTTAAAGCAGACGCAAAAGACATTAAGAAATTATAACAAAAATGAAACTGATAATCAACCCCTTTAATTGAAAAATAAAACTTTTTACTTTCGCCTCTTTCTGACCAACATGTGACCGACCTGTTTATTCCCTGCAAATGATTTGGGGAAATATCTTTTAAACAGATTCAAACTCCACCGACAAGCACCTTTTTCATTTCGGCCCATAGCATGAGCAAACTCATGTAAATATGTAACTACAGAACAATCCTCTAATACAATTAAATTCAGACTAGGTTTATAACAACTTGGAGTTTGCCTGTTGAATACTATCCTGACATTTATTCCATATATTCCACATAACTGGCGATTTAAATATCTAAGTTTGGCCCTTCTTTCCCGTACAGTTCCCCTCCAAGGGAGAAACCTTTTAAACCTGTTAATCTCATTAATAGTGTCTTTGCGAAATTTCAGTGTGTCATCAATACACTCTTCTACCGTATCTGGATAGACTGGTTTTTTCCGTCTCTTTTTCATGTTTTTGTTTGTTTACTTTTCGACACTATCATTAAAGATGTCAAAAGCAACGGCGGCATTCATGACAACTGGTGAGATTGGTTTTTTTATTATGACAGGCAAGTTCTTTTTAACAAGTGCTTGTCTAATTTGGTTATTTTTTTCAAAAGATTTAGGGAAACATCTTTTGAATAGATTTAAACTCCAACGATTCGCACCCTTTTCATCTCTTCCCCTTGCGTGAGCGAACTCGTGCAAGAACGCCAAAACAGAACAACTCTTTAATACAATTAAGTTTTCATCGGGAAGATACACGTTTTTCTTTACAGCAATATCAAATGTTATACCAATATCTATTCCATATATTTCACAAAGATGTCGGTGTAAATATACTAGCTTGCTTCTTCTCTCTCGTATCGTTCCCCTCCAAGGCTTCATAGTTTTAAATTCATTTATAGCATTAAGAGTATCTTTGCAAAACTTCAACGTGTCATCAATGTGGTCATCTATCTTAGGATAGATGACTACCTTGCTTTTCTGTTTCTTCTTTTTGTTCTTGTTTTTATTTTTATTTTTGTTTTTCTTACTCATCTTCGAAAAACCTATTTTTCACTTCTAATTTCAGCAATTATTCTTTTTGTCTCATTTCCGGCCATAACGTCACATTCTTCATTCTCTTGATGTCCAGTGTGCCCTCGAACCCAAGATGTTTCCACATCATGTTTTAATATAAGGAGGTGCAATCTTTTCCACAAATCCTTATTAGCAACCTCTTCTAATTCCTTGGTTTTATAATTTCTCTTTTTCCAACCCGCACGAACCCATTTAGGTAACCACTCAGAAATACCCTTGGTCACATACTGGCTGTCAGATGTTAGTATGATATTAAGCGATTTACCCACAAAAGACAAGTCTTCTAAGGCTTTTATTGGCCCCATTAACTCCATTCTATTGTTTGTAGTGCGACGTTCCCCTCCCGCACTTCTCTTTTCAGCCCCTTTGATTCGCATAATATAAGCCCACCCACCACAACTTCCGGGGATAGGGCATGACCCATCTGTAAAAATTTCTACTCTAGGCTTCATATCGCTCCTTAAACTCATTGAAATAATTAGAGAACACCTTGGGAATATACCAACTCTTCTTAAAATCATATTCTGAAAGGGTTTCTCTATCTGATGTAGCTAAGTATGCCTGTATTTCATCTACGACAACACTTTTATCATACCCCATATCTCGTATCCACTTTGCCACTTCATTCTTTCTTTTGTAATTCTTAACCAACTTCCTCATTGTTTTACGATATGCAGGAGAAAGTGAAAAATATGCATGTGCTTCTTCGTGAATAATATCTTCATCCTCAAATGTGCCTATTAAATAAAAATCATCCTCCCCGTGTTTTATCACCTTTTCTACAAGGGCAATCATCTTCTTTTCTTTATCAAGTAAATCTAAAGAAAACATCTTTATAAATTTTTGATACACTTTTCCGGGGACATTAAAACCGGACCAATCAGAACAATAAGTAAAATCACCTGTCATAAAAGCATATTCATCCATAAACTGCTCTAATGTGAAGTATTTACCTCGTATCTTTTTAGAAGGAGATTCGTTAAACTCTTGTAATCTCATAAAAGTTGATGTTACTTGATACCTTGAATCAAATGAAATATAAATAATTTTATCTTTTCTTTCAATTTTCATTAACTTATCATAACATTAAGAAAATAATTTTCAAGTAATAAAGAAATGATAAAAAAAAGCGCTTGAAATACTATACTGTTTCTGATATAACTTTCTCTAACATTAATTAACTAAATTTGGGTATGCGAAAGATGAAAAACTCCCGTCCATACCTACTATTAACCAATTTCAACTAACCACTAATTCACAAAGCAATGGGATAAGAATGACTCCCCGACACATTGCATAACATTTTGTGGTATAGACGTGGGAGATGCAAGGCCGCTTGCATAGTTTATTCGTCTAAAAAAAATAAACATCGAGTAAAAGGGATAAAGAAAAACTTATTCCAGAGATTCCCCTCTTGTTATTTCTTCGTTTAAAGCGTGGAACAAGGGGAGTCTCCGGGGATTTAACCTACTGTAAGATTAATAGAAATAAGTAGATACTAAGTAAATACGAGAGATTTCAAAATGTCAGATAAAGTGTTACTAACGCAAGCTATTCTCGAATCTCTAAGAACTCAATCTGGTGGTTTCAATAGAGATACTCTGATGCTAATAGGTGTTGGATGGCCACCATATAAAAAATGGAAAAAGAAGTTAGTCGGCACAGAAATAGATTCTGAGTTACTATCTTTAGCATTACGCTCATCTGAAAACATAGTTTCTGAAGAAATACTTTATAAATCTGCTAAGGCTCTTAGTCCTCCTTCTTATCCACAACAAGAATCTAAATTTGAAATTCAATCATTCATATATTCTTCTTTAAAAGACCATTTTGATATTAGAGGGGAAGTGTACTTAGGTTACAATACTCTTGACCTTGTAATAATATTTTCTGATGATAAAGCAGTAATGATTATCAATGTTCTAAGAGAAGGAGAAGAAGTTGTGTATCATGGTCGGCTTCCTATTCGAATAATCCGAAATATGGTAGATGCCGAAAAACTTATTAGTGTTTTTATGAAGAAAAGCCTAGGTTTAATCTAAGGTTTATGGTATCATCTCCGAAATGAATCCGGCAGAACAAATTATCAAGTACAAAATGACCCAAGACGAGATTTCTGCATATAAACTGTGCATCTTATGGGATTCAATTTGTGAAAAAGAACTACCTCGTTACAAACGTATCAAATCAAAACAAACGGGCGACCCTCGAAAATCACTTTTATTCAGATATTGTTATAAACTTCTTAAAGAAACTCGTGGGTTGATAGAATATAAGAATTATAGGTTGTATATCACCGCACAAATACATGTTTTACGGAATATTAGTGATGGTAATGTACATGCGTTAATTGAACCGGGGTGTTTAACTGGAGATGGTGCGTGGCGAAGATGGAAATTGTGGAAAAAACGTTATGATAAAGCGAAGATTGCACAAGCCGTTCCACATAGTGATGGAAAATCTAGTTTTTCCCAAATTCAATCTGCCCTTATACGTACAAAGAAGTTTCTGTTCGAAAAGTTTGATGGACCACCTAGTTCAGACCAAATACACGCAGCAGTACAGGAATTTTTGATTGTAAAGTGGTTAACTCTCGGTAAAATCTCACCTTACTACGTTTTATTATCGCCATTTGTGGCTAACTCTATTGACAAAAAGAGTTTTGAAGAGTATTTTATGTTCGACCTCAGTATTTACAAATCTTCTGTGACGGACGAAGTTAATAATTTGTTTTTGAAAGAATTTGATTATGAGTATGACAAAAAGTAAACAGCTTAAGAAACCAATGAGTATTGAATTCACTGCATGGAATCGTGATGGAGAATTTGGCATTGTTTCAAAGCATCCTGTAGCTAACACGCTAACACACCAAGTTCTGAATACTTACACTTGTAGGGAAACATTTGCGACTCAATGGGGCCGAGCCGTTAGGAATGGCTCGGGCAAAATGAGTCTAACAGCTTCTACGAAGAATCGTGAAAAAATAGTAAAATTTTTCGAAAAACTAGAAGATAAACTGGAGCTTAAAGACCGAACTACTTTTCATTGTATTGCCAATCGCTCCACTGGTTTGATAATAGAACCATCTAAGTGGTGGCTTAGGTCAGCGATGAGACGTTCTATTTTTACGATTTTTCTCCGAGCAGGAAAACATTATACAAGTAATTTTGATGCAGCAATACAGTCACAACAATATTTCCAACGAACCAAAAATGCTGTGGACCGATTTTTAGACGGCCATACTTACTATAGGGGAAGAAGTGGTGGTTGGGTAAATGTATTTAATTATGCTGGAAAGGCAAAAGTGAAGCAACAATTAAAATCAGAAGCCGAAAAACAACCAAGAGTTCCTATTTTCGGAAAACAAATAGACATCACTTTTCATTCTTTAAGCAGGGCAGAGGCAGGAAATTATGCTCCTTTAAAGTTAAACAAAAGAAAACCACCAACTCGTCACAGAACAGAATACTGGTCTTATTGTAGAGAAAAAATGGATGGTCGTAAATGGACTTCCATTGTGTTTTGTCATAAAAGAGCAGAAGGAAAACACGTCGCAGCTTTTATTCGACGTATAGAAAAAAAACTACAAATTCCAAAACTCTCAACATGTGGTCCAACTAATAGAAAAGGGGTTATGTGGATTAAAGTATCTCCATTTTGGCGTAGCACAAAGATGCGAAAATCTTTTTTCACTGCTATGCTTCGGGCTTCTCTAGTCTACAATCCAAACAAATTAGGAACATGGACAAAAGCACTAACAAAAACTAAGTATTTCAAACCAACCGCATTTGCGGTAAAACGATTTTTACAAGGGTATACTGGGTGGAATGGTAAAGCAGTAACACGGCGTCGGCGATTTGGCCAACGTGTGCAGAAAAAAGCCCCTCGCAGAAACAAGTCGTTTTCAGGATGGGTTGATGAGTTTTCAGACAACAAGAGACACAATGAAGATATTAAACAAATGATGAAGAGAGTCGTAATATGAGCGAGAATAATCTTTATCTAATCATTGAAGATTTAATGTCTAATCACTTAGCTATAAGTTTAGAACGTAATTCTATTACGGCATTTGTTGATTTTGATGCACCGGAGTTAATTTTTAGTATATCTAATTTGTGCGACCTTAAAAACTTTTTGGCGGAAGCAATCTTGGTATTACGTTCACGCATGAAAGGTATTGTTATTGAGCCAAGACGACATAAGATTAAAACAGGGAATACTACTCTTAATTGGGCACAACTTAAATTATCTCCATCACCGCCACCGATGTCGGCCCCAGCATCTCCAAATTCTGTTTATATGTCTTTGAAAAATCTCATGCAATCTAAACGAAACATTACAAATTGTATTGTAGAAATGATGTTAAACAAAAAAAAAGAAGATGCGTATCGAAAAAGATTAAAAGCACTTGATGATGGTCTGGCAGGTTGTGGGCATAAAATTCGCAGGGCTTCCGGTATAGGCTGGGGTGGTTAATTATTTTGAACCCATTCTTTGAATGATAATTTTCTTACTCTATTTAATGGTTTATTAGGGTGAAGTAATAAATCATCTAGCGTTTTATGTCCTTTATCTGTCATTAAACCATGCCAAGCTCTTTTACGAGTTATAAGAGGATATTTTTTGAAAACAGTTGTTAATGCTTTCACCATATCTTGTGCTGCTTTTTTAGCTGTTGCCATATCTACCTCTTAGTACATCTCGAACATTACCACATTAGCTTTTACAATTTCATCAATAGATTGTGATGGAACAAAATGCATATCCCACTCACTTGGACGTATTTTCCAATCATAACCCCGGCCAGCTTCGGAACCTATATCAGAGGCCCAACATCTGATTAATCCTTTTTCTGGATAATATGTTGTATTTAAACTGAATTGTTCTACTCTTCTTTGAGATGGTGCCTCGACACCCATTCCAGCCATTTGCCAACTTGTCAGATAACTATTTTCTTTTACCTTTTTCACACCCTTAAAAATGAATTTTTCTTGGGCATTAAGTCTCATATAATAACTTATTTTTGATACTAAGTTTTCAATTTTCGTGAAATCTTTTGATGGCATATCAACCATTTCGTTATCAATTTTTTTACATTCATCTATCATCCCATTTGCTATTTCTGATTCTTGCCCTTTTTTAGTTTCAAGAATAGAAACTACTCGCTTTGTAATCCACACAGGACTTCCTTCTAAATCTTCAATTTTTCTTTTTACCACTAAAGAAAAAGAAGCAGGATAAGATTCTACTTTGATAGCACCTGTGAAATAACCCCATTCAACAATATTAGACCAATTTTGACGACCAGCCTTTATCCCTAGGTCGAACTTTGTGATTTCTTTAAGTACATCATCCACACGTAAATTGTCCGCAGGGTCTTGAAGCTTTTTCCATTTAATTGGTTCTATTTTCTTATCAAAACCAAATATGTCAGCTTTTTCGTTAAACAACCAAGATTTAAAACTTTTATGCATTATATTATTTAGGCCTCACTAAATAGATTTGTTATGATGAAATTTAAGACATGGGTAGAAGAGAGAAATTCAGAGCAATCTGGGATACAAAGTGGGCTTCTAGAATTTTTGAAATCAAAGACGGGAATTGACGATGATGAGCAACTTCTTTCTATGAATACGAGTGAATTTACGCCCGAATTAATATCCGATTTACAACAATGGGGACCAGTAAACACGGCGGCTGACCCAGAAATACTTGATAGAATTAAGAATGGGATAGAAATCAAAGAATTGGCTGATGCATTAAGCGGAATTCATGGTATTTAATTCGCAAATACTGAAGATTTACCTTCTTTACTTACACCAATTATCATTTGATTATTAAAAGTCCGTTCACCGGGTTTTGCAAAATATGGTCTTTGTGTTAATCTTTCATCTGGAATCTCATCATTAGCTTTTTCTATATATTTTATTGTTACTTCATAGATAAAATCACCCTCAACTTTAGATTTTTTCCAATCGCTTCCATATCCTGAAATTTTTACAATTTTCAAAATCTCGGCTGATTTTCTCACTTGTTGTACGTGTGCAATTCCTTCTGGAGTACTACATGGACCCAAACCTTGTGTTTCGCATGAGATAATATCATCTAATTCAAATGGAAACTCCTCAATGTTGATTTGCTCTTCTTGTTCCACTATAAATTGTGTAAATGTTTTCATACAATTATATACGCTTTTTTCTTAATAATGGCACGAACAAAACAGAAAATAGAATTAAAGTAGCTGGTTCTGGAATTGGCTCTATTTCAAATGGAGTTATTTCTTGATTGTAATATGCTTTAAATCTTACTCTATACCAAGAAGCTCTTAATCCATTTTCTATCTCTAAGTCCATATCTTCGTAAAAACTTAAAGTATATAATTCTGATATACCATAATATTCATCTGGTAAAATAGATATTGAATCAAATCTTTTGTACGTGTGCGTAAGAAAAATATTCACATGAAGTGGTGATGTTAAATTTCTATTTATCTCAGTATTTCCGTCTGCTTGCCATGGAATTACAAATTCTTTTCTAGGTCGAAAGTCATTTCTAATGACATCAGCATTTATAACTGAGCAAAAACATAAAATAGACAATATGAATAATATTTTCATCATTATATTATACTAAAATTACTCTAATAATGAAATGATTAATCAACTTAACATACCAAAAAAACTTAGAAAAAGAATGGGTGTGGACTCTCTTTCTATATCATTTAATGAAAATGAAGGTAAAATTGAGCGGTCGATAAAAGATACTCAGCAATGGGAACCTCATATTCAAAATGTTTTAGGAAATATACTTAAACCAGAGGATATATTTTTAGATATTGGTGCAAATATTGGAATTCATAGTGTTTTTGCATCTAAATTAGCCAAAGAAGTTATTGCTTTTGAACCTAGCAAAAAAACTTTTAAACACTTATTAAAAACTGTTGAATTAAATAATTGTGATAATATAACTTGTCACAACATAGGCTTATGGGACCAAGATGAAACTAGATTGTTTTGTCACCTTAAAGATGACCATGGTGGAAGTCATTTTACTACTGTCGATTATCATGAATCTAACGCTATAAAAAGTGATGTTGAGGTAAAAAGATTAGATAATTTAAAAATTCCTCATGTAGATGTAGTAAAAATAGACGTAGAAGGTGTTGAAAAATTTGTTTTAAGAGGCGGCGGAAAACTCTTTGACGAATGCCCAATCTTATTCATCGAATTCAATGGGAAGGCATGTTTAAAACATACAGGTAAAGACCTACTTGATACTTTATATCAAATAATGTCATTTGGTTATAGAAACATCTATTATATGGCGCAAGGAAACAGTGATAAATCAATAATAATTCCGCCCCACCCAGATTCTACACCCAGCACTTTTTGGAAAAAAACAAATTTTGATTATTTCCAAACAGTGATAAAAAACAATGCCGCTCACGGTAATTTAATTTTCACCGATGTTATATTTTTGCCACCCGAAAAAGTTATATCAGGATTAGTATAAACAAATATAAATAATATTTGAAAATAGTTGTTTTTTATTGTAAACTAATGATATGGAATTATTGATAATTAGACACGCAGAAAGTCGCCGTAATATGGGGGTTACTTATAACCTAGATAGCACTATAACAGATGAAGGAATGTCCCAAGCTTGTAGAACAGCAGCTTGGTTGTATGAAAATTTCAAATTTGAGGGTTACAAAGGGCTTGTTAGCCCCTATCATAGGACTTTACAGACCGCATCTGTTTTATCTGAAGTATTGGAAACTGAATTTTGTATAGATGATAGATTAGCTGAATATAGATTTCAAAATCCAGATGTTGTTAATATCCCAAATAGGTCTTTACTTTTTCAAAATATTGGTTGGCCTAATGATTGGCTCGATGAGAAGGAAAGACCATTTGCCCCAGAAGCTATTGATTTATTCATAGACCGTTCTCTTGAATTACTTCTTGACCTAAAAAAATCTGGACATGATAAATATATATTGGTGACACACGGTGCTCCATCTGTTATGCTTTCTAAGCTGGCAATTGGAAATACCAGAGAAGAAATAAAGCAAGAATGTGAGAGAGCCAATAAAATACTGGAATCTCATGAAGTAAAGGATTTTTTAGAAGAAGTAGCAAAACAAAGTAGTGCATTCATAAGCGGTATGAAAAATTGTGGAATGACTTGGATTGTTGAGGAAGAACCTATGTGGTTCTCAAAAGTGGTGTATAAATGAGCAAAAGTAAAATGAGATTTGTAAATTATGTAGACAGAAAAGAACAAAAAGTCTGCGTTATGATGAGAGGTATTTCAGGAAGCGGCAAAAGCTATACTGCCAAACAAGTTTTAAAACAGTATGGCGAAGACCTAATCCCTGCGAATCACATCTTTGGCTCGGATGATTTTTTCATATCTGATATCCTTAAAGAAAAACAGGGAAAGCGTGACCGTGGTGAAGAAATTGATGATGAATACTACGCAGAGCTAGAACCAGAAACTTATAAGGATAATTGGAGTGCAGATAAATTACGCACTGCTCATATGTGGAATTTCCGTAGATTTGAAGATGCTTTATCTCGTGATGTCACTCCTGTTATCATTGATAATACTAATGTTCAAGCATGGGAAATGGAAAATTATATTAAAACCGCTAAAAAAGCGGGATATAAGATTTATATACAAGAACCAACTTCTCCTTGGTGGCAAGACCATGCTCATATGTTTGCTGATAAAAAGAAATATGGGAAACAATTAGAAGATTTTGCAAGATTCTTAGCAGGACATCATCATGGGATGGCTGATAAATATGGAGTTAAAGGTGGAAATCAACATAGTGTCCCTCTTCATACTCTCAGAAAAAAAATCAGACAATGGCAACCCAATTTGACTCCAGAAGAAGTTTTGGAAAAGAAGAAGAGATGAGTTAAATCAACCCGCTCATCTTCACAGCGATTGTCCCTTGTTTTGCTTCAACTTTGATTATAGTGGGAGTATTTGAATCTGGTGCAGTGATGTATATGTTTATATAACTTTTTGTTCTTCTTACGCCAATTTCTGAATTTGGTTTAATAAGTATTTTATTTCCATCTTGATAAGAAATTCTAAAGTTTTTACGAATTGCAGGAGCAAAACCAGCTTCTCCTTTTCCTCTAATATAATTCCTAAATGCAGGAACCGTATTAGAAATTTCTCCGGTTTCTTCTGCACCAAGAAGAAGTTTGTTAATTACATAATTCAATTTAACTGGTTTATCAACAAGTTTCTTAATCAAACCTTCCAAACTATCTAATACAAATTTTGATTCTTCTTTGCTGCCTTCTTCATATTCTTTTAATTTGTCTGAGAATGTGACTATCTTTTTCCCACCAAACATGATGTAAGATTGTTTGTTCCACAGATGAGCTATTGTAGGCATTGTCTCACTTGTAAATTTAAGAGAATGACCTACACTTTTTTTGCTACAACCTAGAATCATATCAGCAGTTTGCCTATGGGTTCCATATGTTTTAAAGAACTCCCCACCACTAAAAACAATATAATTTACTTCACAATCCTTAAGCATTTGTTGTGTACGTTTCAACATACTTGTGGCTAATTCTTTGGCATGATGTCTTATTAACATTACAAGTTGGTCAGCAAGAGTTTTACTTGTTTTCTTTTTTATTGTTTCGTATTGAACCGCATTTTGTGTTCTTACCCAACCCGGACCACGTTCGCCTCTAGGTTGAAGATTAGATATCTCAACTAAATATAAATAAACTTCTAATTCAAAAAGAAGTCCCATTTCTTTTCCGACTACTTTAGGACTTTGTTGCATTCTTTTTTGAAACATATCAGCTTGTTGAGCATCCAAATCTGGAAACACTTGTCCTTGGACAGCTTTAAAAGCTAAAGTCCCTTTTCCATATTTTCCTTGTTGTCCATATCCCTCGTATAAAATATTTCCTTTTGGTTTATGGTTAGCAGCAAGAGCTATTGGTTGTGATTCAGAAGATGGAAAATTAAATGATACCTTTCCATCTTCCATTTTAATGGAATTTAATACAGAACGTTTAATGCCATCTAGAAAAGAAACGACATCATTATTCTCTAACCATATTTTGAATTCAACCATCATTACAGTATTTATGCTTATATGAATATATATTTGCATGAGATTTAGGATGTGGCTAGAAGGAGAGGTAACAGAGGACACCAAGAGTGCTATTTATAAGAAAGCAACTACAACTGGTATCCCTGCTCGTCATGGTGAAAGTCCTAATAGACATAACCGACCTTATTCTACTGACCCCGGAGATTTTGGACGTGGAATTTATTATGACACCAGTTATCACCGTGCAGCATCATATGGCCGTGATGTTGAAAAAATAATTCTTAAATTTAAAAATCCTCTAGTTGTTACAGCAGATGAAGCCTATAAATTATCTGATAAATTCGAAACAGTAAGATTATCAGATGAAAAATGGGACAAATTAGCAGGCGTAGGAGTTGAAAGAAAACATGATATGATTAGCGAACAGTTACTAAAAAACGCAGAAGCTATGACTAAAAATATGTTATCAAATGGAAATGATGGATTAATTGTAATCCATATCCGTGGGAACTTAGAAATGGTGGATTATAGACCTTATGAAAACACTACTTGAATATAACATAGAAAAAGAAGCAGGCTTATGGTCAGACCAATATGAAAAGGGGCATCCCGGTCATGGAGAAGCTTCTGAATTTAAATGGACATTTCATCCAGCTTTTCCACTTTCTGAATTAGGAAATCCAAAAAATTGGTCTGATTGGATGAAAGATGAATTAAAATGGGCTGAAGAGGATGGGTTTGGATATAGATATAAATCATTAATGGAAGACCCTAAAATTTTGGAACCTGTATTTATAGTTCAAGGCGTCGATGGGGAATATCATATCTGGGATGGACATCACCGAGTGGGAGCATCTTTTTTAAGAGGATTTAAAACAATTCCGGCTAACGTAGGAATTAGATTGTAAAAGAATTCTATATGACTTTATTTCTCTTTCATAGGAGCATACATATCTTTAGGGAACAAATAAGTGAGGGTAAAATATGCCTGATAATGCGTATACAGAAAATGATATTAGTTCGGTAACATTAGACAAAATTGCTAGTGATAATAGTGTTGATGATATGTCTCTGGCTCAAGGAACGGGAGTTACCGCAACGGGGATACAAGGCTCTTTCGCTCAAGGAAGTAATGCTACGGCATCAGGACGCCTTGGCTCTTTCGCTCAAGGAAGTAATGCGATAGCATCAGGTACAGGAGGGGCTTTTGCCCAAGGTGCCGGAGCACATGCATTAGGAATAAAAGGTTCTTTTGCCCAAGGCTTGTCAACTACGGCATCGGGTACGGCAGGGGCTTTTGCTCAAGGAAGTGGTGCTGTGGCTACTGGGCACCATGGTTCTTTTGCTCAGGGAGCGACTGTTACAGCGGGTTCAGGTATAGCGGGTGAGATTTCCGGTGCTTTTGCTCAAGGAAAAAGTGCTACGGCATCAGGAATAAAAGGTTCTTTTGCACAAGGCACAGGAGTTACAGCATCAGGTACAGCAGGAACTTTTGCTCAAGGAAGTCAGGCGACAACAACAGGAAACATAGGTTCTTTTGCTCAAGGTGCTGTTGTCGCTGCGGGAAGTAACGGTTCTTTTGCTCAAGGTAATAGTGCTATAGTATCATCAGGCAATGGTGCTTTTGCTCAAGGTGTTAGTGTTGCGGCAGCAGGAAACGGTTCTTTTGCTCAAGGTGCCTACGTTATAGCATCGGGAATAAAAGGTTCTTTTGCTCAAGGTTCGTCTACGAAAGCCTATGGTACAGCAGGGTGTTTCGCTCAAGGAAGCGAAACTCAGGCATACGGAAATTTAGGTTCTTTTGCTCAAGGAGAAGCTGCTCAGGCATCAGGAAGTGTAGGTTCTTTTGCTCAAGGAAATACGGTCACAGCGTGGGGACATATTGGTTGTTTTGCTCAAGGGCAGAATATCTACAGCGGCCAGAACAACAGTGATTCTTTTGGTTGTTTTGCTCAAGGAGTCTCCTTAGAAGCTTCAGGGACTAAAGGTAGTTTTGCTCAAGGAAGTAATGCTACAGCAAGCGGTAATTACGGTAGTTTTGCGCAAGGTGGAGCCTGCAGCGCATCAGGTGTCGGCAGTTTCGCTCAAGGTAAAAATTGTACTGCAACTGGTAACTACGGCACTTTTGCTTCAGGAACTAACGCATACGCACTTAATACCCCCTCTTTCGCTCTAGGTTATAATGTTAATGCGTCCGGTTCGGGTTCTTTTGCTTTAGGAAAGAATTGTGTGTCGTCTGGTGATTATTCATTTACTCTTGGTTTAGATTGCAAAGCGTTAAACACGACTTCCTTTGCTCAAGGCTCTGGGGCGTCAGCATACGGTTCAAGCTCTTTTGCTTTTGGCAATGGAGCCACAGCCTCGGCTGACTACTCTATACAATTCGGAAATGGCCAAAATAGTAATAGTAATAGTTTATATTGTTCAACTATAAATGCTGCTACTTTATATGGTAGTTATGTGAAATGTGGTAGCAGTGGCTTCAGCGCAAATGGCACTTCAGGGGCCTTTGGCACGTCTTTTTGGGTGGCTGGGACTGCCGGAGGTTCGTATTATATGACTATAAAATACGGTATTGTTACCGGGGTGTCAAACTAGTTTCAATTAAAAAAGAATAAATAAGGAGAAAAAAATGGCAGAAGGAAACGTTTTATTAGATTTTGAGGTTGAAAGAGCTGTAGATATAACTGCGGGTGCAGACCAGCTAGTGAAAAACTCTCAAAGATTGTTAAAAGGAGCAGAGAACTATCTTAAAAATGTAAGAGATGCTGTGGCTAAATATGGCAAACCTGAATTGGTAGCAGTTTTAGGAGGCCCAGTGGTGACAGAAATGCAAGCGTTGTATAATAGAACTAAAGCTTTTATCGAAGCAACATCGACCTTAGTAGTTGTACCAGATATGGAATAATAATAAAATAAAACCTCATTGATAACTAAGTTATCAATGAGGTTTTATTTATGAAAGAAATAATATATTTATCAGGTCTTCCGAGAAGTGGTTCAACCCTACTTTGCAATTTATTAAATAAACATTCTAAAATTTTATCTACTCCATCTTCTCCTTTATGCGAATTAATTAACAATTTACGAAGGATTTGGAGTGATGACCCTTTTCTTTTGGCTCAATTAGATTCTAATTTTGAAGTTGTTTATGACCGTCTTCAACGGTCTATTAAAGCTTTTATAGAAGAATGGTCTGCTAATGATGGTCCTATTACTATAGATAAAAATAGAGGATGGTGTAATGCTGCTCCTACATTACAACATCTTTATCCTGATTTTAAAATGATAATATGCCTCAGAGATTTAAGAGGTGTATTTTCAAGTATAGAAAAAAGACATAGAGAAACACTTCTTTTAGATTTCCCTGACCATACTGAACATCACATTGTAGATAATAGAGCCAACACACTCTTTGATGATAATGGGGTGGTGGGTAGTTCATTAAAGGCAATTTATAATCTTGGTGATATCCCTGATATAATGAAACATATCTATTTTTGGAGGTTTGAAGATTTTCTAAAAGAGCCTCAAAAATCCATGGACGAATTATTCACATGGATTGGAGTTAGTCCTCAAAAGATGGATTTTGACAATATTAAACAAACAACTCAAGAATCAGATTCTTATTATCGTTTTAAATATACTCATAAAATCAAACCTAAACTAGAGATACCAGAAACATTAGAAGATAGGAAAATATCTCCACGCATAATAAATTCTATTTTGGAAAGATTTAAATGGTATTACGAAGCTTATTACCCAGAGCTTTTCGTCCAGAGGGGTCTGGGTAATGATGTTGAGAAACAAGTTAAGAGTGAAATTGATGAAGAACTTTCTAAGAATAATATTGTAAAAGAAGAAGTTATAAGCGATAATGATATTATTATCCCACCTAGAAAGAGAGTAAGATAATTTATGTTCTGGACGTGGACAAAAAAGGAAGACCAAAAAAAATACATAAGTTGGGGTAAGCCTCGTTCAATACCCTCAGACAGCTTTAGCGAAGAAGCTCCAGATTTTGAGGTTCCAATATATTCTGGATGTCCTATAAAACCAGAAGAGTCAGTCGTGTATATGATGCAAGGTGATGCCACTCTTGGCATGGGCGATTCTATCTGGCTCATCTCTTTTTTGAGAGATGTATATAGACTTAAAGGTAGAGGGCGATGTAGATTGGACATATGTTCTTCTACCTCTATTAATAAATTTTATTCTAACTTTCTTCCTTCAAGTATGAATCTTAGAGAAGAGTATATCACGAAAGAAGAATTTGATACGTTTACATATAAACTACCTGCCATGTATTATTGGAAAGATGAAGATGGGGCCGACAGGTCTTGGGTAGATAATCAAAGTATTATACAACGTTTATATAATAATGTAGGTATGGAATATAAAGGTCTTCCTGATTTCGGAGATTTCACAAATGAAGAGATATTATATCCAAACAAAAATTATTATGAAAGACTTAGTATAGACAATAATGATAAGTATGTTTTATTCCAATGGCATTCAAGTGGAGAGTGTAAAAACCTTCCTCCTAAAACAAATATAAAACTAATTAAACATATATTAAAACAATATGGATTAAAAGTTTACGTTTTTGGTCGTTTAAACTGTTTAGATAGATTAGAAGAAATAGAAGGAGTAAAAAATCTTTCTGGAAAAATAAATGCAGAAGATGTTTTCTCTTTAGCCTATCATTCAGAATTTATTGTATCTCCTGATTCTGCTGGAATACATCTTGGAGAAGCATTTAGAATCCCATCTGTTGGTATTATGTCTACTCTCCCTCCTAAATATATTGCTCATAAATATAAAATACCAAGCTTCATGTTTGGTGCTGGATTTTGCGAACATAAGCCATGTGGTGTTGTAGCAAAACTTCCTTTAAATAAATGTCCAAAAGGAACAAAAAAATATTGTGCTGTTTTACAAGACATTGACTTAGAGTTATTCGATATGTGTGTGAGAAGGAGTGAAAGAAATAGATACCTATATCGCAGAACACCTGAAGTTCCTTTTTATTGTTCACAGAAATTACCTATAACAATACATTAAAAATCAATTTTGTATATCACACCATCTGACCATATAGTAAATATTTCTTCTGTGCCATTAGCATCTATTCTTTTTTCCATTCTTTTATCAAACCCATCTATTAAAGAATGCCCACGGTGCTGATTTGTTATTCGTTGTTTCACAACAGCTAGTTTACCATTTTTCCCCAATACTTGACTCAACCACCTATCATAAGGTTGCCAATCTTCATTTTGGAATAATTCTAAAATAGCTTTTTTATGTTTAGATGAATATAACATACATTGGGTACAAACTATTTCTTCACAAATGTATAACTCTTTTGTTTCTTTTTTTACTATATTGCAAAAAGAACCAATCCCTAAACATGCAATATTATTCTCTTCCATATCTTTGATATAAAATGGTAATATATCAACAAATTGTTTCGGTGGAACAGATATCATACAATCACATTCACACACCAAAAGATAGTCTGTATCAAACTCATTAAAAGATTTTTTGTGAGAATCATAACACCCATATGCCGCCTTATTTAACGGACCTTCACATGATGGCCATTTGCTTTGTGGGGACTCGCCAGTAAATACTGGGTTTACATGTTGAATGTAAGGAATATCCAATTTATTTATAGAATAAATAGAATTAACTTCCCTTTCTTCTTCAGGGTGTGAAAGAAGATGTACTATTTTAATATTCATCTTTCTTAATAGAGAAAGTGGAATTTAATTATTACACATCAAGTAAAGTGCCTCTAATTATGAAGTATCCAGAATGAGTTGTTGCTGTGCTACCAACAGTTATTCCTCCAGAGATAGTGGTTCCAGCTATAATACCATGTTGCGGATTACCAACAACATGTCTGAAATTCAAAGAGTTAGATGTGGTTACTGTTGGTCCCCAATTCTTGTCTCTATCTACACTACTTCCGAATCTTACAGTTGGTGCAGTGCCAGCACCCGTGATGGCAGTAGTAATTATTTCCATTGAATCAATTAAAAATATTTTATCGGCTGGAACAACATATAATGTATAATCTGCAACCGTCTTAAAGTTTAGTGCAGAGGACATAATTGCTTTATAAGCAGATGACTCGCTACTTTCGTCAGGATGATACCACGCAGTAATTGCCCATTCTGCTCCCGTGGACATTACTTGAACCCCAATTCTAGATTGTACAGTTTGCCAGCTAGACGCACCTTCTATAGTGTATCCTACAGGTGGGGTTAAAGTAAGTGAGCTAGTAGCACTATTTATTCTTTTAACAATAAATCCCCTACCAGTATGGGTTGTAGGGTCAGGAAGAGAAACAGTTACATCGCTAGTAGCTGTTACAATAATAAGAGCATCATCATCTTCGGCTGTTATTGAAGTACTAGAGGTGGTTCTGGTTTCTAACACTTCTTTTTGGAATTGTGCGCCATTATTTGTAGTAGAGGGAGTTTGACCATCAGAAGCAAGTACTCTATGTAAATTATCTAGAGTAAGACCTCTTAATGCACCTGCTGCCGAACCAGCGCCCGACCCCTCTGTTGTTGTAGCTCCCATACAGAATATATATGACTTATTTATTATAAAAAAAGAGACACTATTTAAATAGTATCTCTTTTTTACACCAATTGTATGGGTTAAACCATAAAAGAATCTTTTATGGTTATTTCGTGACCTTCCTTCTTTAATATTTTGATTCTATTTCTACTATGTCCTTCTAAGTAATCATTAATTTTAAACACAAAATCATAATAATCTAAATATTCTTTATCATCAGCAATTCTCAATCCTCTGCCAAATCTTTGAATAATAATATGTTCGGCTTGGCCACCTGCGGCATTGATAAGATTGTGTATTTTAAAGTTAAGACCAGTATTAAGGATTCCCTGAGTAGCAATTGCAATTACATCATCTTGAAATTCCTGCAATCTATCAATAACTATCTTTCTAGTTTTTAGGTTATCTTTTCCTTGAATCCATAAGGATTCCTGCATGAGATTATGTAACAAATCTCCATGAGGTAATCTCTCAACCAGAACAAGAGTTCTTCCCTTCAAACTTCTTGCAAGTTTACAAACCATATTGTTAAAAGATAAATTTTGTGAAATTCCTTTTTCAACTGCGTCCATATAAATTGCATATGGAATTTGAGGTTCTGTAACTGGGAAGAAGGTGCATTTTGTTTTTGATAGCCTTCCATGCTCTTGCAATTTTTTTGTAGTCAATACACCATTTTCGGAAACTGCTGACTTAGTTTTCATAACAGGGCCAAAATATCCCTTCACAGAATATTTCTGTGGCTTATCTTTCCCACCAAATTTAAATGGCGTTGCACTAACTGCTACTCTCACACATGCTCCTTTGAGTTTATTATAAAACTTTTTAGGACCATTAGACATCATTTCATGAATTTCATCCACGATAACAACACGCACATAAGGAAGTAATTTCTCTAATCTATGTAACGATTGCCATGTGGCACAAGTAATAATATTAGGTTTCTTACAGTCTGAATGTAATACACCAGCCCGTTCGATTCCAAGCTCTTGCATTTCTTCATAGTTTTGTTGAGCAAGACCTTTTTTATTTGTTAAAACTAAAGCGGGTGTTTTTTCATTAAGACATTTGAGAATGCACATCATCACCAGAGTTTTTCCACTAGCAGTTGGTGCTAGTATAATTCCCCGTCTGTGCTTTAGAATTTGATTGGTATAATCTACTTGATAATCTTCAAGCTCAATAGGACGACCACCCTTACTAAAATCACCTAAGAAATTTTTATCTATTTCATTATGTTTTAGAGATATAGTGTTTCGTTCGTCTCCAATTTTATATGAAACACCCAAATATTTTAATGCTGCTTTTACTTCTGGAAGTAATCCCGTAAGAAATCTACCACTAATTTTCTTGTAGAATTCAGTATAACCATCCCATTTTCTTTGTTTATACAACCTACTATGGAAAAAGTTTTTCTCTCTGAATCGCAATGCTTTCCAAAGAACAGTACTTACTTCATCACTATTGGTGGTTAACCATGAATAGGTGTTTTGAGTTTTAATAAAAGCTTTTTTCACAAGGTTATTATATACTAAATTGTTTATTTTTTAAATCTTCATTAGCTATTTTATAAAGAAAATCTCCATGACAACGTTTTGGAGAACAGAAGCAGCCTAGAATTTTTCCATGTAATTCTTGCTTACATTCTTCAACTAATTCGGGTTGTTTAAGAAACCATTCTTCAAACTTGTCACAAACTTCATCTCTTGTTCCATCTCGACCAATAGTGAAGGGGTTACCCCATTTTGAAGGACGACCAATATAAACATCATATTCACTTTTTCTACAATTTACTACCATTTTCATTTGTATAATTATAAACTATTTAGTATAAAATGTCAAGTATATATTTGTATGGGGAAATTTATAATAATTAGTTCAGCATTTGTTCTCTTAATGTTTTGTGTTAACACATCTTCCAAATCTGTTTTGACTATATTCCAAGAATGTACACAAATCAAATACATAGAAGAAGATTTCAAGAAGGATGAATGGCAAAGTCCTGAAAAACACAAAAAATAAAAAAAGGAGATTGTGAAGATATTTCTATACTTTTTGCTTTCTTTATTACGCCAAAATGGGTATGATGCTAATGTTGTCTTTGGATTGACACATGTAAAATCCAAAAAATTTCATGCGTGGGTAGAACTTAAGTTCAAAGGCAACGTTTATGTTATGGACCCCACAGTAGGGTTTATCGCTCAGAGAAATGGAATGCCGAACCAAACATATATTCAAGTTTTAGGAATTCCTAAACTCTTAGAAAAAATAACCGAATATGAAAAACGAACTGGGATGAAAATAAGAAATCCCTAAGAAAAAAACGGGAAAATGCTAGTTTTCCCCTAGTAAAACAGGTATACTATCACATGGCTAAATATCGACAAGGCGGCTGGAACAAGACGCCGAAACCAACTGGATATAAAATGAATTCATTCAAGCACAATTTTCTTAAATGCTCTTGTGGAAAAAAGCATTGTAGGGTTTGTTCTAAACAAATAGAAAATGTTTGTACTAAATGCGGATTATCAAAGGAAACACTAACCACAAGTTGCTGCGGCAGTCCTTTAACTAAGGAAAGTTTTGAAAGCGTTCAAAACGGCACTTTAGATTATCACGTAGAAAAAGGAGGGTGGATACACATCAATAAAGATGGCGAATCAGATGGCACAGCAATCGAACCGTCTGAAGCTGGGATTCCTGAAGTTGGGACTCCTGAAGCTGGGAATCCTGAAGCTGGGAATCCTGCTGGCAGAATTACAACTGGTAGAATTATTTCAACGAATCCTTGCGGTGAACAACCACTAACTGTAAATGGCGGCTATAGCGCATGGAGAGCTAATCGGGCTTCAAATCAAAATTCAGTCTATGTAAGTAATGAGTCAGATTATCCTCAAGGGAACCTAGGTAGCATTCAGGAAGAAATAGGTGGCGGTCCTTATGATTCTGTAGATGAATATGATGGATGTGATGATGAATATGATGGATGTGATGATGAAACTGATGATGTTGTTGCAATAAATGAAATCAAAAGAAAAGTCATTAAAAAAGTTAGGAAATCGAAATCTCTCCACGGCCTCAATGAAGCTAAAAATAAAGACTTATATGGTTATAATCCTATCTCGGCAGAACCAGACCCACGCCGAAGAAGACGCTCAAAATCTCCTAAATTAGAAAAACCTAAAAAGATAAAAATAAAACCAAGGAAAAAGGCATGACCTTATCTAACACAATACGAGAACAAATTATTCAAGCAATGAAGTCGGGGGATACATTTGCTAGGGATGTTCTAAAATATGCAGTTAGCGAAATACAAGCGGCTCAGAGCAGGGCCAAGAATGGAATTTCCGAAGAAGACGAACAAAGAATTATTCGTAAAATAATTATTATGAATGAGGCAAATTTTGAGTATGCTGATTCTGAAGAAAAATTAGATACACTCAAAAAAGAGAATGAAATACTTACAGCATTTCTTCCCGCTATGATGGACGCAGAAGAAATAATTGAACTTCTTAATCCACACCACCCAGACATAAAAAATTGTCCTTCAGATGGACAAGCAATAGGGATTGCAATGAAGGCTTTAAAAGGTGGTGATAAAAAAGCTGATGGTAATATGGTCGTTAAAATTGTTAAAGAAATTAGAAGTGATATTTAGAGGAAAGTTTTTACAAAAAATATACTCCGAAATACTATATAATTACAAGAAAGGAATTGTATAGTATGCCAAGTAATTCTAAAGAATGGAGACGTAAAAAACTAGAAAAAGGATTATGTTATACATGTGGGAAAAACCCACATAATCCTAATAGAAAAGAATGTGAATCTTGTCGAAAAAAAAGAAACAAAAGACAAAGAGAAGATTATCACAAAGGGACCAAAAGTACTAAAACAAAAAAAGCTTTATCTGACAAATATCAAAAGTTGAAAAAACAAGGATTATGTACTAAATGTGGCAAAAAAGAAACGATAAAAAATAAGACAACATGTAAACTATGTTCAGAAAGAGTGAAAATTCGTTATAACGAATTAAAAGATACTGTATTTGAAGGATATGGCGGTTATTCTTGTAAATGTTGTGGAGAAACTATTAAAGAATTCCTCACATTAGACCATATCAATAATGATGGGGCTGAACATAGAAGAAAAATTTTTGGCGAAAATGGTCGTCGGTGTGGGTCTGGAAGAACCTTATATCTTTGGATAATTCGAAATAACTTTCCTCCAATTTTTCAAGTATTGTGTTCTAATTGCAATTGGGGAAAAAGAATGAATGATGGTATATGCCCCCATGAATCGTATTGAAATAACAAAAACAGGAATCAACTTCCTTTATCACGATGATGTGATTTTAAAAGAAACTGGAAATTGGTTCTATAGAACAACAGAAATAAAAAATGCATGGCCTTACTTCCGTGAGCTATGCACAATTGCCAATGGGGTAACATGGGAAGATTTGTTGAATGTCATTTTAACAAACGAGTCTCTTAAGTATTTTGTAGAAACATGCTATCCACATTATCTTTTCGTCGCCCCTCTTAATGTTATTTCAAGAAATGTAATTGTTAAAAATCACAGCATTAGAATAGAACCCGTTTTATGCCCATCATCCGCAACAGATAAACCACTTATATTAGATGATAAAATAACAGTAAAAAACAATGATAGAACCCCACTCCCAGCTTCTATGAAATGGACTCTTCTTGAAATTCTTGATATTTTATTCTCAAGTGCCAAATCTACATACTCCTGTTTTCTTTCTTATGACGGTCTTAGGGATGAAGGCTATAATTTAATTCCCCATTCCGACACAATGACGTGTCTTATGTCTCATTGTGCAATATCTTCACAAACTACTCTGGGTGATATTTTTAGATTTGTAAATAACAATAAAATGTTAAAAGCTTTCATGAGCGAATATTCGTTATGCAACATAGCCCAGTTCCATAAAGCAGCCAAAACAAAACCTAATAGATTTTCTACCGATGTTAGATATTTACAAATAGGTTTATATGGGGAATTTTTCAGCAAAAAATTCTATATTGGAAGCAAATTTTATGGCGTAGCAAAGAAGCCAACCGGAACAGAAATAAGCGTTACAACAACTCCTTTGAATGAATTGGTCCATCTTCCCGTTTTAACAGATAATAAATTTACGATTAGATTCGCTAGAAATTCCAAAACATTTGCTAGTTGTTTTAAAGATTTCACCATTCTAGATATTCTTCACGCCATTTATTGGGACATTGGATTACTATCCCCCGAAAGGTGCAGCAGATAAGGATTAGCTTATCTGCTGCATAAGAGGCCCGTTTCAATTATTGTGGTCATCCACACCCGTTCGTGTTGGGCCTCTTTTGGTTTCCTTAAAGAAAACGCTTTATTTATAAACATCAAAGGTGGCTTTTAATTCAAAAAATAATAATAATCTATATATACATTTAAGTTAAGGAGAAACCAAAAATGGCAGACAAAGGCAATGTTTTATTAGATTATGAAATTACCGATAATGAAATGGCATTCATCGGGGCAAACCGTCTTATAAAAGTATCAAATACAATGTTAGAGCAAGTTGAAAATTATCTTAGAGAGGTGAGAAAGATAGTTTCAACTTACGGTAAAGCCGAATTAATATTAGCTTTAGGGGCTACAGCGGCAACAGAAATGCAAGGTCTATATAATAGAAGTACCGCTTTCATAGAAGGAACAGCGGCCGAAATAGTAGTGCCGCCAATAGAACCTGTTGTTTAAAGTTTATGTGATTCCCATACATAAAAACAAAAACTATTATGTGCGTCTATCAACAAATTGTTTCGGTGGGACAGATATAATGCAATCACACTCACACACCATGAGATAGTCTGTATCAAACTCATTTACCAATCTACACCTTTTAATTCTACTCTTTGATTAATGCCAACACACTGAAACCTCGTTTTACCAATATCAGCATGTTTAGTGAGGTGGTAATGTCCAAAGTACCATCGTTCCGGTTGCCATTTATCAAAGGCACATTCCAAAGCAAATTGGGTAGTTGTTTGCCAATGCCTTTTTGTCGAACGTGGAAATAGAGTGTATTGAGCAGTTGAGGGACACTCATGAGAAACCACAATGCGTGGTTTTATGTCTGCAAACATTTCAATCATTTTAAGAAGAGCTTTATATTTAAGCTGCTCATAGTCCCACCAATCTATACCAATAGTTCTTCGCTCAAAATCAATAGAAAAAGCCCCGCTGATATAAAAGATTCCCGAATTCTCATCATATCCATAATCTCCAACATAGTTGGGATGATTAGCAACAAACTTCCTATCGTCATGATTTCCGCATAAAAACTTGTGTTGTGGCATTGCAGGAATAGATTCTAAATCTTTACTCATTAGAGATTCCGCCAGAACTTTTCCCCGCTTGTTTTTTTCTGGAGGAAATCCCCAACCAAAATCACCAAGCTGAATAGAGCTACTAGCAGCCTTGATTCCTTTAGCCAAGTACCAATTAAAAGCACCGTGTATGTCACCTATAAAATACATAATCAT